GAAGGCGCTCGAGACTAGGCCTGCCGCCGGGATCTCGCGCCGTCTTTCGATTGATTGGAGCAAGGCCGCCCGCTGACTTTTTCGCCATGAAAAACACAAAAAACACCGCCGCGCTTGCGGCATGCTTCGCCGGGGAGGATTGGAAGATCCTCCTGGGCGCTATCGACGGAAACGAAAAAGACCGGGCTACCCTCCTGGGCTACTGCGCCGAATACGGCGCGCGACGCGGCAAGGGCGCTGCGGAATGGGCTGCCATGGAGCTGTGGGGCGGGCGGGTTGGATCCGCGCGCAAGGCCGCGGACACGGCGCGCGCCTTCCTCAAAGGGTATGATGACGGAGATCCCGCGGTTTATGACGGGATGCCTCATTACGGCGAGGGCGACACATGGAGCGCGGAGGCCTTGCCCCTGGCGCTGACATGGGCTTACATTCAGCGCTTTGACGCTGCGCGCGACGCGCTGCGCGGCATGATTGACTACTCCGACTACGCTGACCTGTGCGAGCTGTGCGAGGAAACGGCGCGGCAGGCATTTGATGACGCGCGCGACGGCGAGCTGATCTCGAGCGCGCAAAGCGCCATTGAATGAGACTTTTCCCCATGAAAGACAAAAACGAAGACAAACGCAACGGCACGCCGCCGTTGCCCGCCGCGGACGGCATCCGCGAGATGGACAAGGCCGCGGACGCATGGGAAGCCATGATCGCGGAGGTTGACTCCAGGATCGCCCGGCTGTCCATGGACGAGCTGTCGCAGGCGCTCATGCAAGCCGCCGATCAAATCTCGGAGCACGCGCACGATTGCCGCGGGGACGACTGCGAGGTGAGCTACCGCCTCGAGGCCGCCGCGGTTTACCGCGCCGCGGGGATCATCCGCAAGCTCGGGAAGGGAGGCGCGCTGTGAGCTCACCTCCCGAGAAAAAGCTGTACCGCCTGCATTACGGGCGCGCAGCGGAGGTTGGCAGGCTCATGTCGCGGCTGTGCGAAGGGTCTTCCCTGTCGGACGACGAGACTGACGCGCTCGCCTGCAGCGCCGCCGCCGTGCTGCGCGAGCTGGGCTATTTCGTCTATCTTGGCATGCCCCAGGATGCGATTGAGAGGGACGGGCGGCTGACGCGCGCGGAGGCCGAGGATGTGATTGGGAGGCTGTCCGATTACGATCACATTTGGAGCGCGGTTAACGATGCCATTGACGACGCTATCCCGCAAGTGATCTCTGATCGCGAGAAAGGAGGTGCGGCATGAGCCTTTACATTTTCGGCGCTAGGCTGCGCTTTTCCAATCGCGAGCCCGAGTATCGCATGGCAAAGCCCGGTGATCTCGCGAAGCTCCGCGAGTATCTCGAGCACCCCCGAGCGGACATGCTCGTGATCGAGGCGCTGCATGGCGGCGCAAAGGTGGAGGTTGAGCGAAAGCCCGACGAGAGCCTCGGGGATATCGTGGCTTTCTGCGAGGACGAGCTGCGCCGATCCGACGAGCTGTGCATCAGCTGGGATCATGAGTGGCAGGAGGCTACCGCCAGGAGCGGCATCGCGGAGCTTGCTAGGCAGCTGGAAAGCGAGGGTGGGAGATGAAGTCGGATCCCAAGATGGCGCTGCGCATGAGCTACCTCATGGGGCGGCGGGGAGCGCCTTGGCCGCGGGCATGGGCCCGGGCTAGGGCGCATTGGGAGGGAGCCTGTTTCGCGCGCTGCTCCAGCGCGTGGAACGCGGGCAGGCAGGATGCCGGTTTGTTTCCGCAGGAGGTGTTGCCTTAACCATGGAGCAAAAATAGCCTTGATAACAACACCCAAGGCTACCAATTTCACCCTGAACACAAACACACACATGATAATCAAAATCGACACCAAAAACATCAATGTAACAAACGCCATAGCCGGGTTGATCAATTCGGCTTTCGAGACGGGCATCAACCCGGCTTGGTTCAAGGTTAAGTCGCTGAAGGCTGGCGGCTTTCTTGACGCTGCATTCGCCGACGGGGAGCTGCCCACCCCGAGCGGGGAAAAGCCCAGGACTGATTGGACGCTTGGCGCGTGCCTGTATGACCACGATGCCCAGGAGGATGTAACCGCCATGATCGAGCTGACTCCCGAAATCGCTGTGAACAGGTGGACTGCCTATGTTTCCACCGGCAATGGCGCGTTCACGCAGCGCGTGTTTGCGTTCCTTGTCTACCTGCACCTGTTGAGCGTCAGGGGAAGCGGAGATCTTTCCGAGACTGTGCTCATGGAATGGTATGAGCCCGACGGCTGCCATGACGACGCGATGGCTCAAATCGCGATCGGCGAGGACATCGTCTTTGGCTGACTCAATTCACCCCCACGCAAACACACACATGAAAGACAAGCTGATCATTGAAAACCTGAACGACGGCAACCTGCACGAGCTGCTGGCGAAAGCGCTGGCGATGCTTTCGGGCATGGGAACGGAGGAGTCCCGGGACATCATCCGCGAGGCCGTCGCCGAGTCCTATGTGGACGCTGGCTGCGGGCGGCGCTCCGATCTGACCCTGGCATGCATGTGGATCGGCAAGGCCGCATGCGAGATGGCGGAGGAGGATCACGACGAGCTCGCGTCCTTCTACACCCGCGAGGCCGAGGATGCCGGGAACAGCGACCATTCGCCCGAGGATTGCCGGCAGTGGGCTTCCGAATACGACGAGGCCGCCCGAGCCTACTCGCGGGCTGCCGCGAAGCTGTCGGAGGCCGGTGAAAGCCTCGCGTCCACCCTCGACGAGACCGACCTGTGAGCGCCATGGAGAAGACAAACCCATCCCCGTCGGAGATCCTGTCGGCCATCGCCACCCTCTCCAGGGTTTCCGATTGGAGCGAGGTCGTGGGCGAGATGGACGGGGTGGACGACAGGCTCTCGCATGTCCGGGGGCTCGCGGAGATCCTGTCGGATCTCGCCCATGAGGTTTCAAACGACATTGATGCCGTGGCCTACGGCGAGCAGAAGGAGGCTAGGCAAAGCGACGAGCCCCACCGGGGCTTGATGTATGCCAATTCCTACGCATCCAACCTGCAGGCCGCGCAGGCTAGCGCGTTTGCCGCCGCCGTGGTCTCCGCCGAGGTCGAGTACCAAGGGCTGCAGGCGGAGATCAAGGCGATCCCCGACTCCATGACGGAGGCCGATTTTGACAGGCTTCTGGGCAGGAGCTGAAGCTTTCCACCCCCGGAAATCAACCCCGACTGCTGCCGAGTCGGATACATCAACAAAACCATGGCCTTATAGCACCAAAATCGACCCAGCTGGCAAACATGGCTCGGGGGTTCCCAAAGGAACCCCCTTTCTTTTAAGCGCTTTGCCGCCTCCTGGGCGTTTTCAGCCCCCGACCTAGGCTGGGATACCCCCAAACCAGCCCGGATGCTGCAGGATGCGCCCCCATGGGGGCAGGATGGGTTCGGGCGAGGGGGTGGGGACTACCGCGATCACCGCGCCCTCGTTCCCGGGCTTGCACCACACCTTGCGGGCTCCGCCCGACCACACCACCGAGTCGTCCGCCCAAGCCCCCGCCGCCGTCATGGCGTCGAGCACGGCTTTGTCCAGGTTGTCCCTGTCGGGCTTGAGGGTGTGGGGTTTGCCCCACCTGGACTTGTCCTTCGTGGGCATGAAGAACACCGACTCGACGGCTACCGCGCCCTTGATGGCTACCGCCAGGTTGTTGCGGGTCTCGCGGGCTACCGCGTCCTTCCAGGCCTTCACCTTTGGATCCGTGTTGGACACCACCCTTCCGCGGACGAAGCGCGGTCGGGGCTGTGGCTTGGGGATGCCGCGGACATGGATGACGAAGCTGGGGGGTGGCATGTGGCTGTCTACCCCGGGTGTGCCGCCTGATCAATCTTTTGCTCGCCCCTGCGGAAGAGGGTAGTGGACTACCCTCCCCCCCAACGGGGGGTGAGAGGGTAGGATTGTTCCCGTTAGGGGACATACTACCTTCCCGTAGGGAATCCTCGCGGCTCGCCGATGTTTACTGGGTTTTTAGCGTAGTAATTTTGAGGAAGGCTTCCTCGCGCATGGTTTATTTCACGCGCAACTTCATGACAAACCCTGTTGACAGCTGGGTTTGTCATGAGGTAATTTCGTGAAATGAAAACCGAAAACGACCTTCCTCATCGTGAAATACATGGGGGGTCTTCCTCAAAGGAAGCACCCCACCTTCCTCGTTCCTCGAGCGTTATCCCGCTGTTCCAGGTGGTCTTGGAGCCCGACTTTTTTGACACCAAAACGCCAAGTTTTTTGGCCCGCTGCCAGCTCCCACGGGGCACCATTTCCAGCATGGCGAAGTGGCTGCTGGGGATGATCCGGTCGGCCTCCATGGCGGTGCGCCGGTCTCGGCGTGCGAAGCCCCAGTCCAAGCCCATACCCGGGCCCACAAAGGCACAATACCAGCGGAACCACAGGGCTTCGCGGCGGCGGCGCCTGGAGGAGATCCGCCGGCGCATGCCGGATGTGGTCGACCAGGTGACGGATGCGGCCTCCAGGGCTCGGGAGGAGCGCCGGCTGCGCGGACAGCTGCGCGAGGATCGCCGCAGGGGCATACTTTGACGGGGGATTGGCTCAATGGCTACAGCACCCGGTTTGCATCCGGGAAACGGGGGTTCGACTCCCCCATCCTCCACCCAATTGGAGACAGCCCGGTTCTTAGGCCGGGCTGTCTTTTCCTCGGGCGGGCGCACACACACGCGCCATGAACACACACAATCACCCGCCTTCGGAAATGCTCTTGGGATCTATGTCTATGGTGTCCTTGTGGGACTTCAAGACAGTTCCGACTGTGGCCTTCATGGTCTCGAAGGTCTGCCGCCCGCGGTTGATGAACTCCTCCAGCTCCGACACCGACATCTCGGAAAGCGGCTTGTTTGTCTTCTTCAGGCCAAGCTGAAGGGATGCGGCGACCGCGGACAGGCCGTGGCCGGATGCCTCAAGCGTCCACTTGGCGGCCTGGAACTTGACCTGCGCGGGCGCGGCGGGGTCGTTCATGAGGCTCCTGATCGTGGCCCAGGCCTGGCTTGCGCCGCTGGTCTTGATCTCGGTGTCCCGCATGAGCTCGACCTGCTCCCGGATGCGGGGGTCGGCCAGCCAAAGCTTGGCCTTTTCCCTGTCCTCGCCGACGGCCTTGGCGGCCGCAACCGCGTCGCCCCCGTTGCCGACATAGGCCTCCACGAATGCGATGTCCCTCTCCCCCAGCGGCTCTCGCTCCTCGGGTTTGACCTGAAGGCCGCCCTTCCAGGAGTCCTTGCGCTGGTTCAGGTTTGATGGTGTCTTGGGTGTGCTCATTTGGAGGTGGCCATGGTCTCGAACCGAATGGCTGCATCATGCCTGGGGAATGGCGCCCCGCAAACCTGGAATCCGATCCGCCTAAAGGCCTCGTAGCCCATGTTGTGCGCGAGGAATACCTCGGCGGGCCTGGGCCAGCGCCCGGTGTCCTTGGCGAGCCTGTTGGCTATCATGGACAGCCAGGTCGAGGCGTACAGCCTGGACACGGAAGGATCCCATGCGTGCGAGTACGGGTGGGTGGGTTGCCCGCGCCTGCGTCGCTCGGCGGTGACGTCGCGCCACGCCGACGAATGGAACTGGTGCGGCCCCCTTGCGCGCGTGCCGTCGCCGGCCACGGACCTGTTGCCGGTCTCGACGAGCGCAAGCGCCTCGACCCAGCGATCCGGAACATCGCCTAGAGCCGTGGCTCCGGCCACTGACAGAATTGTGTACAGCTTCCCCATCAGTAGCCGTCGTATTCCAGGTCGTCGACCTCGGACTTGATGGCCTTGGACAGGCGCGGGACATCGTCCTCGTCGACTTCCTCGCCGGTCTCGTCGGTGATCGAGACCACCTCGTACTCGGCTGGCTCGAAGTGGTGGGCCTCGAAGGTGTGCGGCCGGCCGTACAGATGGCCGTCGAATGAGTCGTCCACCTTCTTCCACTCGACCTCGACCTGGACGAAGTAAAGGACCCCGCCGATCTCCACCTTCAGGTCGTGCTCGGTGCGGCTCACGACCACACCCCCTTTGCCACAAGCCAGGCCTCGACTGTTTCGGGGTAGGAAACGCGGCCGTTTCTCTCGACAAGCTCATCACTCATCGCATCCCCAGCCTTGCGGAGCCGCTCGTTCTCGGCGCGCAGGCGGGCAATCTCCTGGTCTTTGGCCAAGCCCGGATCGGCCCCGTAAAGCATCGCCATCGCCAGCGGGATGCGGCGCCTAGTCTTGCTCACGACTGCACCCCCTTGGCGGCGAGCCCGCTTTCCTGGATCACGACTATGTACCACCGGCCGCTGTGTGTGTCCTCGACACGCGCCACATTTCCAAGCGCCTTCAGGGCGGCCGCCGGGCTCATGTGCCAGCTCCACGCGATGTGCTTCTTGTACGACTTTGCGGAAACCTGCGCCTGGAGCTGCGCGATGTCCTTGTCGCTGCGCTCGTAGCACAGGACGTGCGTGTACGGACGCGGTGTTCGTCGGCTGGCGGACGATCCGTCCTCCAGCTGTATGGTCAGTTTTCGGGTTTTCATGTTGGTTGGGGAAGGCCTACAAGTTGTAGGGATCAGGCTTGCTTGTCAACATCATCCGACCTGATCCCAAAGGTGTCGTTGCGCAGCAGCTTGAACTGGTCGGTTGTCATGTGCCGTATAACCCCGTCCTTGTCCAGGGCTATGGCGAACACGTCGTTTGAGAACGCCCCGCCGTCGCGAACGTAGATGAGCATGCCGTAGCCCAGCGGGGTTTCCACCGGTATCGGGTTCCGGAACTCCAGGAACATGCTCAGATCTGGCTGGCTTCGGAAATCTCGTCGTTTGTGGTGGCCTTGTCCATGGCCATGCCCTTCCAATACTTGGCCTGGATCACCATGCCTTCCCACGCCGGGTTGTCGGGGGTGAGGTCGCGGAGTACGCTGACGCACTTGCGCGCCTTGTTGAGGCAGCGCCTGAAGGTCAGGGGTTTCATGGCCTTGTGCTTGATTTTCATTTGGATTGCTTGGTTTTGAAGGTTCCCGAAAAGCTGCAAAGCGGAGATTTCATCTTGATCACAGCGCAAAGCGTGCCTCGCTCGTCCCCGACGGCGACGGAGGCGTCGAAGCCGGCCCTGTCGGCGCAGTCGACGAAGACCGTGGCCGACCCCAGGGCGAAAGCGCGGGCCGCCTGGGCGCCGTCGTCCTTGTCGAGCATGCACTGCGCGAACTCCAGGTCCTCCATGAGCGCGGCCAGTGAGGCGCACGCCTCGAAGTGTGTTTTCCTTGCCGGAGGGAGCGGTTCCATGTCTGGAATCTGGGTTTGCCTGCGAGCGTGTCAAGTCCTGGCGGCAACCCCGGCCTCCTGGTAGTACATCCAAGCGTCCCACCTGGGCGGGGTGTAGGCGCCCGATGCGAGCTCGGCCCCGGCCTCGTCGGTGGCGATCGGGCCGTTGGGGATGTCGAGCCACTTCTTGTCCTTGCCCCCCCGCGCGGCGCAGGCAACCAGCACCTTGCGCAGGAGCAGGTCGTCCACGATGTGCGAGAACTCGGACGGCCCCACCTGCCTGAGGATAGGCGGCAGCTCGTTCCGCCGGCGGTACAGTCCGGACTTGGCGTTCTTGCCCTCGACCGAGTAGGGGTGCCCGGCCCGGGCCGCCTCCTCCACGGCCGCGGCCAGCCAGGCATGCCGCTCCCCCATGTTGACCGACGAGAACTGGTCCTTGTCGGTCACGTCGACCAGCAGGCCCGAGTCCTGCCGGAGCAGGGTCTTCTCTCCGTCGAACATCTCGGGGTTGTTGGCCTTGACAACGGCGATCTTCCACAGGATGCCGCGCCTGGGAAGCATTCCCATGCCGACCATGCGCCTGTCGTAGTCGGCGCAATGCCAGATGCCCAGGACCGCGCGGAACGCGGCCGGCAGGGCCGATGAGCCGCGGATGGCCGCCTTCATGTCCTCGACGCCCCTGATCGGCTCGTTGCCCTGCTTGCGGATGTGGTGGGTCAGGATCATGGCTGCGCCGAGCTCGCCGCAGACCTGGCTGGCCACGCGGACGAACTCGTTGATCACGGTGGCGGAGTTTTCCTCCCCGTGGAGGGTCGAGTTGAGGGTGTCGACGACGACCAGCTTGAGGTCCGGAAGCCTGCGTAGCAGGGCGAAGAACTCGGCCCAGCGCTTGGAGGGCTTGGCCTCCTGGGTCTTGGGATCCCTGTCGACGATGGCGAACGAGCCGCCCGAGTTGATGGTTGGCAGGATGATGAGCCTGTCGCCCGCCTTCTCGCGCCGGCGCCCGACGTCGATGTCGTGCAGGCGGATGTGCAGCTCGTCCTTGTCGTCCTCGGTTGTCAGGATGACGACGGTGCCGCCTTCGCGGATTTCCCCGCCGCACCAGTCGAGCTTCTCGCCGGGCTCGTAGGACGCGACCTTGATGGCCAGGTCCAGCATGAGGAAGGTCTTGCCCGCCCCTCCCTCTGCGACGAGGAGCTGGTGCTTGCCGGCCAGGATGAGCCCGCCGACGAGGAACCGGCGCTCGGGCTTGGCGGTCATGGACCACCTGTGCGCAGCCCACACCTCCAGTCCCTGGCCGTCCTCGATCATGGGCTTGATGGGCTCGGGGTAGGGGCCGTGGTTGGCGAGGTCGCGCGACATCATGGCGTGCCATTCCCGCTCGAAGCGGGCGACTGGCCATGCCGGGTGCATGTGGGCGTCCATCCATCCGGCCGTGGCCTCCTTGGCCTCGTCGACGGAGAGCTCGCCCTGCCGAACGCAGTGCAGGTAGTGGCCGCACACGCGGGAGAACTGCCCCCAGCGGTTCTTCTCCTCGTCGCCGCCCTCGTGGACGTCCTCGGTGAGGTCGAGCTCCCCGCGCTCAGGCCTGAAGAGCCCCTTGTGGGCCTCCTCGGCTGCGGCGCCGTCGTGGCGTGGCATGGCGGCGGCCCTGTCGGACAGCAGCCTGATGCCGTATGCCTGCGGATCCTTTGGAACCTCGATTGTGACCGGACGGGCGTTGCCACCCTTGTTGTGGACGGAGCCGGCGATGCGGACCGGCTGGTGGGCGCGGCCGTATGGGTTTGAGACGACCCCAAGCCCGAACTGGATGTCCCCGCCGCCCTTGCGTGCCAGCGCGTCGCGAAGCTGGACAACCGCGGCGACATCCCTGCAGTGGTCGTTCAGGGTCCAGTAAAGGTGGCGCTTGCGCTGCCCGTCGGACTCGCCGCCCGAGTACACCACTGCCGTGGGGGCGCCAAGTTTCCCGGACAGGAAGTCGTGCTTGGACTGGATGTCGCCGGAGTCGATGTCCACGATCACGGAGCTGAAGCTCTCGACGTTCTTGGACTCGCCCTTGGGCTCGGACAGTATGGCCGGCACCATGTATGAGGCGTGGCCATGCTGGGTCCACCGGTCGACATTCCTGCACACCTCGGCCACGGGGTCCTCGATCCTGGACAGGTCGATGAACTTGTCCTCGCGGAAGACGCCCTCGGCCGGCGTGCCCTTCTCGCCGATGCCGCGCAGGTTGATGAAGCCGGCCTTGGGAAGCTTGCCAAAAACGACGGTCAGGTGGAGCCTGACCTGGGAGTGGTCGGTGCTCACTTGGATTTCCTCACCCAGCTGTGGATGCGAAGGCCGTTGTCCTTGATGAACCTTGAGACGGCGGCGTCCTTGGCGCCGAGGCGCCTGGCGATGGATCGCTGGCTTTCGCCGGCATCCAAGCCCGATTTTATGGCCTCCTCCCAGCCGGTCTTGTCAAGGCGGTGCAGTGGCCGGTGGTTGCGGCGCTTCCATCGGATGCCGAGGATGGCAATCCACTGTCTCAGGGCCGCCTTGCTGTAGCCTAGCCACTTGGCCGCCGCTGGGATGGACATGCCCTTGGAGTTGGCCCTGTTGATCAGGGGCTCGAGGGTGGCGATGCGCTGGGCCCTGAAGTAGGCCATGCGGCGTCCCTTGAATATGACCATGGTGCGGTTCTTGCCGTCCCTTGCGGCCGGCTTGGTCGTCGGGTTGACGATCTCGGGAACGATGTTCCCAGGGGTGTCTTCGCTCATTTGATGAGGCGGATGAAGATTGGCGTGTGCTCGCCGACGTAGGCGCCCGTGACGTTGAAGCTCATGTACTCAAGGGCGTCCTCCTCGGACATGTCCTTCATCAGGATCTCGACGCACTTCTCCCAGTCGTAGACGACCTTGCTGTCGGATCCCATGTTCATCTCGGTGAAACCCACGATGGCGGCCTCGAAGCCGTCGGCAAACAGGAACTCCTGCTCGCATTCGGTCGCGATGTCGCAGATCGCGCGCCTCATGCGCTTGCCCTCGGCGATGTCGGGATCCTGTGGTTTCTTCTTTTTCAGGTGTTTTTTGTTAGCCATGACGGTGTGTTGTTGGTGGGGGTTGGAATGGTTTCGGTGAGGTTCCAGCAGCGCCTGCGGTAATCGCAGAACTTGCACCTCTTGTCCGTGGACTCTCCGGCTATGCGGCCGAAGTCCTCGGGGGAGGATGAGCTGATCACCCGCACAGCCCTGTCGCTGGATTCCTGGGAGTTCTGCAGGTCGGGTTTGATGATCTCGACGTAGATCTCCCCGCTGTCCCTGTTGATGGCCGTGAAAAGGCAGCACGACAGGTCCATGTAGGCCATGTAGGTCTGGGCCTGGGAATAATAAAGCGGCTTGCTAACCCTTATGCCGTTCTTGACGGCGGATTCCCACCCGTTGTCGTTCAGGCCCTTGTTCTCCCAAAGGCATGGGTAGGTGATGCCGTCGAGCAGGGGTCCAGACACGAGTATGCCGTCCAGGTGGCCCTTGAGCTTGCCGTCGCACTCGCTGAAGCCGAACTGCTTGCCGTCATCCTTGTGTGTCTTGAGCTCGAAGCCCGCGATCCGGAGGTACTCGGCGACCCGTTCCTCCGCGTCGTGGCCCATGTCGAAGATCCGCAGGATCCTGGGCGAGAAATCGCGGCCCTCGTCGACGGGGAACTGATGGTAGCCGTAGGCGAGCTTGCGCGCGCACTCCTCGCCCCACATGGAGGCACCCAGGTACTGCCGCCTCGGCTGCGCCGCGCGCCTGTCCTGGATGGACTTGTCGAGCAGCGCCCGGATGTCCTCGGCCCTGGCGGGCTGGTCCTTGTCTGGTTTGAATATGTTGGTCATGTCTTGAGGCAAAGCCGCTGGATCTCCCTCTCGTTGAACTGCCATGTGATCATGCAGGACGCGAGGTACTTGGTGACTCCGTTGCCGAAAAGCGTGGGTTTCATGCCGAGCTGGGCAAGCTGTTTGTTTGTGGCCGGCTCGGATATCCACCGCTTCGTCTTGCGGGCGGCGTCCTTTTCCCCGTTCTCGCGCAGGAAATCGTCAGCGCTGGCAAGGGCTATGGCCTTCGAGTCGTTTGCGGTGACGGCCAGGGTCCTGGCGCGCTCGCCGTCCTTGCGGCCTATGGCCACCCACTTGTCCCTGAAGTTGAGCACAACCGCCCACGCCGTCAGGCCGTTCGCCAGCGTTACCGCCCCCTCGAACAGGTCCTGCCACTTGTATGGGGATGCGTTAAGCAGGTCGACCTCGAGCATGCCGAAATCGGTGAGCACGCCCCTTGCCTTCTGGAAGGCCATCTTCTCGGCCCTGTCTATGACGCACCCGCAGATGGGGCATTCCAGGGCGCCCTTTGGCAGGGCAGTGTCGCAGTCGGGGCACACCGGCTTGAGCGGAGTGCCGGAACCCTCCCTGTCGTCGATCACGACGTCTGTGTCGATCGAGCCGTGGGTGAGCAGGGAGTACCCGAAATCCAGCACGATGCAGTCCGACTTGACCACCCCTGGGTAACGCTCCGGGTCCACCTTGCGCAGTCCCCTGCCGATCATCTGGATCATCGTTCCCTTGAATGAGCATGGACGAAGCAGCACAACGCAGCTGACAGCCTGGCAATCCCAGCCCTCGGTCAGCACGGCAACGTTGACGAGCACCTGGCTTTCGCCGCGGTCAAACGCCCTCAGGGTTGACGCCCGCTGGCCGTCCGGCATGTCGCCGTGGACCATGGATGACTTGACGCCGACCCTGGAGAACGCGGCCATGACGTGCTCGGCGTGGGAGACGGTTGAGCAGAACACCACGGTCCTGCGGTCCCCGGCCTTTTGTTGCCACTCGGTTATAACGCGGTCCGTGACGGCGTCCTTGTCCATGATGGCCTCGACCTGCTGCATGTCGAAGTCGTTGGCCGTGACGCGCACCTTGGAGAGCGCCTCCTGGATGGCGCAGTCGATCACGAAGAACCTGGGCCTGACAAGGAACCCGCCGGCGATCAGCTCGGACAGCGATATGACATCGGCCACGTTGTCGAACGCGGCCCTCAGCCCCCTCCTGTCTCCCCGCTGGGGGGTGGCCGTGACGCCAAACAGCTTGACCTTCGGGTTGATCTCCCTGGCCCGCTTGATGATCTTTACGTAGGACTCTGCGGCCACGTGGTGGGCCTCGTCGATCACCAGCAGGTCGAAGGCTGGCATGGAGTCAAGGTTGTCCCCCCTGGAGAGCGTCTGAACCATGGCGAATGTGGCCCCCGGGGACCAGCGCTTGCGATCCGCCGTGTAAAGGTCCGTCTCGACGTCGGGTGCAACCCGCTTGAACGTGGCGCGGTTCTGGGCGACCAGCTCGTCGCGGTGCTGCAGTATGAGGGCGCGACCGCCGGCCTCCTTGGCCACGGCGGATAGCATGACGGTCTTGCCAGCCCCGGTGGGGGCGATGCCTATGGTGTTCCCCCTCTTGTCGAGGGCGGCGACGCACTTGGACACAAAGTCCTTCTGCCTGGGTCTTAGCTGCATTTTTCGGTTTTGGGTAAAGACGGGGGGCGTCCGGAGAGGCAACCAACGGTGCGTCACGGATGCGGAGGTGGTCGCCGGATTGGAACCGACACCGATCTTACGTGCCCCTCCTCGCCCTGTCTTGAAAATTGTCAGCCGTACGGAATGTTGCGGAAACGGGTCCGCAAGTCAAGCCGTACGGCTGTTCCGATCACATGCCGGGCTTCTTGAGCCAGGTGGGGACGGGCGCCGATCCGGTGGGCTTGGAAGCGGCGGGGGCGGGGTTGGTCAGCGCGTTGTTTCGCGACTGGGCGACGGGGTTGAGTCCGCCGACGAGGGCCTGCCAGCCGCGGTAGCCGCCGGAACCCTTGAACGGGCTCAGGTACTCGCCGACCTCGTTCTTGGCGTCGTAGCCGTCCTTGGCCGGCCTGACCTTGATCTTGATGGCGACCTTCTGGCCGTCCAGCATCCCGAGGATGTCCTCAAAGGACTTGCCATCGAGGATGTTGTAGCTGTCGGGCTTCTCGCCGTCGACGATCCTGGCGGCCTCGAGCATGCGGCTGATGTTGACGATGCCCATCTTGGCGGCGTCGACCTTCTTCTCCTTGTTTTCGTTCAGGGGATCCATCGGGTTCATCACGATGGTCCAGACCTTGCGGCCCTCGTGGGGACCGTCGATCAGGGCCAGCTCGAGGCTGGCGTAGGATCCGCCGGTGTTCTGCGACTTCCTGATCTCCTTGAACCGGACCTGCGCGAAGTGCAGGGTGTTGTCGGGGATCAGCTCCGGCTGGTCGCCGGCGCCGCTGGTGGGTGAGAACATGTTCATGTTTTGTGGGTTGGGTTGGGTTGGGTTGGGTTGGGTTAGCCCTGCGTAGGCAGGGAAGTGTTGATCACGGTGTCGAGGCGCTTGCCTGCGCGGATCTTGGCCATCAGCGCGCCCAGGTCGGGCGGCTCGATCATCTCAAGGCAGCCGGAGCGGTCCTTGGCGGGGTAGCCCCACGGGTTCTGCTGATGGCAAACGAGGGCCCGGTACATGGAGCCGTCGTCGGCCTTCATGTTCTGAAGGGTGATGACCTCGTCGAAGATGCCGGGAAGCTCTCGCGCCGTGGCGGCTCCCTCAACCTGGGGCGACCAGGTGACGCGCTTGAGATCGTCCTCCTCGCGGTTCAGGATGCCAACCACGACGACCGACATCGGGGCGTGCTGCAGGTGGGTGAGCCAGCGGATCATCTGCTTCTTCAGGATGCCGTAGGCACCTCGGGTGTCGGGCTTGCCGGTCTTCTCGGAGACGGCCTGCGGGCTCTTCTCCGACCACTTGAAGCACTCGCGGCTGGCGACCGTGATTGAGTCGACGAACACGGTCTTGTACTTGGCGAGGTTGATGTGCTCGCCGACAAGGGCGCTGACCTGGTCGTAGGTGGCCTTGGAGTAATCGCCGTCGGCGTCGCTGGGATCCTGGCCACCGATGAAGAGGGAAAGGGCGCGAGCCATCTCCCAAGGGTGAGCTCCAATCTCCTGGGAGACGGCGCGGAGGTCGATCACGTCGCCGGACCAGTCCTGGATGGCGAGGGTGCCGGCCTCGAGGTCCACGAACAAGGTGGTCTCCGGGTCCAGCGTGCGAGCCAGCGTGGTCTTGCCGACTCCGGACGGGCCGAAGAGGGCGATGTTGATCTTGGGGGAGGCCTTGAGGCGCTCCGAGGCTTTGATGATGCGGATCATGTCGGTTTGGGTTGGGAAATCACTTGGCAAAAACGACCTTTGGAGCGCAGATCTCGACGGTCCTGGCCTCGTCAATCTTGGCCCGCAGCGTGTCGTCGGTAAGGGCCTTGTAGGTCGGCTCAGGCACCTCGAACTTGATCTTGAACACGCGCTCGACGGTGGACCACGGCAGGCTGGAGGCCAAAGCCTGGAGCTGCTTGCTGTCCCACTTGACCTTCTTGTCGACGCAATAGGTGAGCTTCACGCCGTCGATCTCGCGGGAGATCTCGCCGTGCTGCTTGCCGGCCAGCTCCATCTCCAGGGCCATGCGGGGGGCGTGCCTCTCGGTGATAACCTGGGTGATGTGCTCGACCATGGCCTTCTGGGCTGCGATGGTCTCGTTGATGTCTGCGACGAGTCGACGAAGATCGGCCGTCGACTTCTGGGTGTAGTCGGTGTTCATGTCGGTTAGGGTGAAGGTCAGAGAGGTTGCTCCTCGATAACGTAGTCGTCAAGCACCAAAGGACGATTTTCTTTCTTGGCCATTTCCATTAGGACCAGGAGCCTGGCTGACGGTATGCTTCGGCGCTCCATCCATTTCTCGATGGTTTTGACGCTGATGTCATGCCCGCCTGCCCGAAGCTTTCTGAAAAGCTCCATGCGTCCGCCAAAGCGGAAAACGATCTTTTTTGCGTCAAGTCGGTACATGTTTGATCGGATAAATGCTGCGTCCGCCGGCAGGGTCAACTACATTTTTTAGGTTGTCATGGCCGGCGGCAGCCCCAGTTTCGCAAACCCATGAAACACACAGCCCAAACCATAAGGCAGGTGCTTAAGGCCTATTTGCTTGAGCACGTCGACCACAAGGTGGTTGCCAGGAGGAGACAGGAAAACTGCATTGACGTGCTTTCCGCCGAGCTGGGGCACCTGCCCCCGTCCGGTCTGACGCACGAAGTCATCATGCGCTACAGGAGCCGCAGGGCCTCGGGCAAGACCAACGGCCGCAGGGTGGGGGATGGTACCCTGAGGCGCGAGCTGAACTGCCTCGTTGCCGCCTTGAACCACGCGGCAAGGCATCGCAGGATCGACCAATCCATGATTCCCCACATAGACCTTCCAAAGGCCCCTCCGCCCAGGGACATGTGGTTGAACGAGCAGGAGGCAGACCAGCTTTGGGACGCGGCAAGGGCTGAGGGCGGCAGGGCCTTCCTGTTCGTAGCCATAGCCATTGAGACGGCAAGCCGCCGGCGAGCCATAGAAACCTTGAGATGGGATCAGGTTGATCTGCAATGCGGATTGATCAATTTCCAGGCATCGGGCCTTGAGATCACAAAGAAAAAGCGCGTGCCGGTTCCCATGTCCACCAGGCTGCACAAGGTGCTTTCGGAGGCCAGGAGCTCTTCCGAAAACGAGTGGGTCATAGGGTCGCCGCACCCCATACAAAGGTGCTTTGACAGGGTTAAGCGCAGGGCGCACGAGGCCACCGGGAACCGCCGGTTCATGGCCATATCGCCGCACACGCTGAGGCACACCTGGGCGACGCTTGCGGCAAGAGCCGGCGTGCCATTGTTTGAAATAGCAGGCGTACTTGGCGATTCCGTGGCGACGACAACCAGGGTTTACGCTCACCATTCGCCGGACCACCTTAGGTCGGCCGTCAATTTCAGGTCGCAGCGATCAGGACAGGCGCTTGCCCTTCATGTTGACGAAGGCCAGCAGGTATGAAAGCACCTCGGGTGCCGCGTAAGACAGGGCCCCGATTGCCGCGTACTTAAGTGACTCGTGCTCGACGTAGGCGTCGGCCGCGAAGCCAACGAAGATCGCCGCGATCATGGCGGCTCCGGTCCGGCCGGCAACCTCAACCCAACTCCTTTTTTCCTTCTCGATCATATGCCTGGCGGTGATCGCCAGGCCGCCGAGACTGGCCGACGTTGCGATGTCCTTGAGCATGTTTGGACCCTCGCTCATTGCCGCACCCTCCTGTATCCTTGGTTCCAAAGAAGACCTCCCAGTATCTTCCCAATTCGGCACACCTGCTTCTCGGTAAGCCCATTGTCGGCCAGGTGAGCGCCCTCGTGGCAAAGGATCGTGAGCCGGTCGGATTCCGACAGGCGCTCGTCCAGCTCGATCAACCCGCTTTCGTCAAAAGTGCCCCAAGCTCGCTCGCGCATGAGCTTGCGCTCCACAATCTTGACCTTTCGTTTCTTACCCATTGCGACGTGTTTCGTCCCGCACTTTGTCCAGGAACCACCAGGCCCCGCCGGCTGAGATAGCGAGGGCCAGGATTGAGAAGGCTGCGTAGCCGGCCAACCGCACCCGCTCGTTGCCCAGGAACTCGTTGAGCCAGGGTGCGAGGGTGGCGATGGCGGCGCCCAGGGCGACTGTCCATCCGCCGGCTGCGCGGATGCCCGGGATGGGGACGAAGCCCCCAAGCAGGAAGACCAGGAAACCGGCGCCCATGGCCCAGGCTGCGTACCTCACAACCTCGTATAGCGCAGCCTCCTTGATGTCCCTGGCCGATGCCGCGTCGGCCGACCGCTCGACGATGTCGACGGCCTGCTTAATCACGGCGGGGGTGGACTGGGCGACCTGGGCTGCAACCGTTTCAAGGCTTGGGATGGCAGGCCACAGGCCAAGATCTACCTGGCGTGCAGGAAGGGTGGTGGCTTGAGCCGTTGCAGGAAGTTGCGCCGCCTGGTCAGCACTGGACGGCTTAAACCACGACGCGCAGCCCGTAAGGGCCAGCAGCGAGATGGCAACGACCGTCCTCATGTGGATCAGCCGCGGACCTTCTTAACGGTGTCCTTGACGGTCTTGGCAACGGTCTCGCCGGCGTCCTTTACGGCGTTGACCTTGGACAGGTTCTTAAGGGTGAACAGAACCCCGGCTGTGCCGCCGAGGATAAGGCCGATGAACAGGGCGAAGATTTCCATGCCAAGAAGTGTGCCGGACATGGCTGTTTAGTCAACCATGCGCTTGCCCCTCATGGATGTAGGACGGTAGTGCGGGACGGTTTGGAAGCCGTGTCGGTAGCGCACGCGAAAGCGCCGCATCTCCACCAAGCCCCTTTTCATGCCGGCGTCGAGGAGCTTTTTGGCGTGGGAGTGGGAGCAGCCCCACTCTTCCTGCCATTGCGCGCGGGTCTTGTAGCCAGGCTCGACATCGTCTGTCGGCCGCAGAAGCTCAGCCGTGAGTCGGGCGAGCAGATCGTCGGTTTTGGGTTCCATGTCAGTAGGGAAGGCGCCATTCCTCGCCGGCCAGTGTGGCGGCCAGTGGTTGGACGTAAAGGGTCGGCATGATGCCGGTGTCGCAGTACTCGCCGTACACGATGGCCTGTCCCCACGAAAGCGTTTTGCGCCTGGATTTCGCGTAGTCGTTGGCGCCGTACTTCTTAAGGGTGCCGACGTTGATAGACAGGGTCCGGCGGGTGGTGCGCGCCATAGCAAGGGCAGGGCAATGGGTGTGGGCCGAGAAGACCGCGTCGGCCTCGACGTAGATCTCGCCCATGTCGCGCGGGGCCTGCTCGTTGAAGATCGTGCCGTGCGTGAACAGGCCGGTGCCGAGCATATACTTCTGGAAGACGCCTGTGTAGGGCACCATCTCGGCGCCGAGCTTCTTGACGCAGGACTCAATGCGCCCCTTCAGCATGGTGGCGCACTCTGCAACGACCTCGTTGGAGGAGTGAGCCAGCCGCCACAGCCTGTCCTCGTGGTTGCCTGGCAGGACCACGTTGAACGCCCCCTCCTCCAGGAAGGCAAGTCCCTCTTCGATGTCCGGGGCGATGGGCTCGCCTTGGCCGGAGCCTCCGCCCATGAAGGCTTCCATGTCGGTGAAGTCGCCGAGGTGGAGGCGCTTGGCGCCTTTGCCGCGGCAGAAGGCCTTAAGGAACTTGAGGACTGACCGCCTGGCGACGGGGTCGATGTGATGGGCGTGCGAGCATCCAACCGCCGCAAAGGGGCGCCAGTTTCGTGTGATGTTCATTTGAGGGCGTTTGTGACGATCTTTTTTGCGGCTTCGTCTATCGCCCCAAAATCTCCCTTGGCGAACTCGAATCTCCACATGTGCCGATCTCCGTTTGTTAGCTCCTTGATGCTATCCATTTCCTCGCGGTTTGCCGGACCAAGAGAAGGTTGGCTGACGTAAATTGGCACGAACGTCCAAAGCTCGGAATTGCAGAGCTCAAATAGCACGTCGTACTCGTTTGGATATCGCATGTCTGTGACAAGCACTGCCTGCGCGCCGATGTTGTAATAATGCTTAACCGTCCTTTTGGCGATCTTTGCGAATATCGACTTGTCGCGGCCCCTGCAGTACCTGCCGAACTCAACCATGAGCGGCCTGATCTGCTCCTTGGCTTCCCTGTCTTCCGTGAAAGCAACGGCTGGAAGCCCCATGTATGCCAATGCCTGGTTGATCGCCTCCTTGAGCTCGTCGGCCATCTTCACCCTTGAGCTTGAGGCCGGAATGTAATGCTCAATGGCGTCTGCCAGCGTATCCTTGCCGGCCCCGGCAAAGCCGGATATGGCGAAAACCGTTGGCCTGGTGATTCTTGGTGTCGGGTCCATGCAAAAGGACAGTATGGAACCAAGTGCCTTGCAACAACTTATTTCACCTGGTTGGCGGCCTAGTGTTTTTCCTGGGAGCCCTGGGGTCGGCTGGCTCATTGGGCATAAGCATGCCTACGGTTTCTTCTCGCGCAGCCTCTGTTCCCGCAAGCCTTGTGACAAGCACGCCAAGAGCCGGCGGAAGCATTGCGGCCGCAAAGGCCTGTACTCCTGGTTGACCGACATACTTCACGGCGTCCTTGACCAAGACCTTCTCCCCCTTGCCTTGTTCGGCGCGCGAAATGTTCTGCATGGTCTTGACGATCTCGCTGATGACCGGGGGGATCTCGCCTCGCATTAGTTTGTTCACGAACTCGGCCTTGCCGCCGGCTGCGCCGGTGTAGGAGTAGCCCTCGATTGTTCGCTGCATAAGGCTCTTGTCGTTGCGGTTTTGGATCATGTCCCTGAGGAGCAGATACGCCGCGGCAGCCATCATCATGGCAGGTATGGCAAGCGCCTGGGAAATCATCCTGAACCTTGAATAGGACGAAAGGTCGATGTCCTTGTTGCCTCCGGCAGCTCCTGTTGCGACATCGCTGAACAGCGGCCTGAACACCTGCTCGAGGGCGGCAGCAGGGTATCGCAGATAAGTCATCGCCGCCTTGCCGAAGAAGTGATCCTGGCTGATCAGCTTGCCCCTTTCCCCGCCGGTGTTGTACCCGCGGTTGGTGTTGACCATGGCAAGCGAGGATTCCATGCGGATCACTTTCCTGGCCAGCTTTGCGCTTGGTGCGTCAGAGGAAAGCCATTCGACAAACTTGCCTGACTTCCTTGCCGCGATCCAGTCCTGGGCGAACTGATCCATGTCGGCGTCGGAAACGCCTGCCCTGCGAAGGCGCATGCGGCACTCGGCCTTGATGGAGAACGGGTTGTTCTGGGCGTTGGGGAAGGCCGCGGCGTGCCCCGCGGCAAGCATGCTGTCGTTGACAAGTCCGTCTACAAATCCGTCGATTCTGTTAACGGCCAGACGGGCGGTGGTTGCTCGCTTGGCGTTTTCAGTGACCTCAAGCCCGTAAGCCCTGGCAATGGCGTTTGTGCCCCTGTTAACCATTCGCGCGCCTCGCAAAGCCGGACCGAATCCGGCATAGTCCTCCTCGGTGTCCAGCGTGTATCCTGAATTGTCCAGGATCCCGTGGGCACCGGCTGCGTCTATCAGGCCAACCGCCCTTGCCAGCGCGATGTCCCCGTTTTCGTCATTCAGAAGGCGTCCCAGCTCGGTCTTGAATCGGGCGGCGTCCGCCGGCGACATCTCGGCAAGCAGCCTGATGGTGTTGTGCATCATCAGAATGGGCCCAGTCACTGCAGTGGTGAGGTCGCCACGGGTGGCGGCAGCCATGGGCTCAAGGAAGTTTGCCAAGGCCGTTGTCTTGAGCTTCGCCATGTTGGACAGCGCGAGGAGCGAATTGGCCAATGCGTGCCCTGGCGATGGCATGGGATTCAAGGTTCCAAGGGCGTCCTTCACATGGTCCTTGAAGATCTGGATCTGGAACTCGCTGGCCCCCTCGGCGCGCATCCTGTCCACCATGGCCAGCCATTTTTCGCCTTTTGCGCCAAAACGCCTGGAGAACTCGGACAACGTGGTCACACGGTCGATGTACCTGCTCCAGGCCAGGCGCGCGTCGTTCTTGTAAAAGTCGCGCAATACGGCCCTGGCCTGGGGAGCGAACATCCTGGACTTCATGAAGTCAGCCGAGGTGCTGACCTTTGCCCCCTCCATGATAAGTCCCATTGTCTGGTCTGCACCCTCTGCCCCGAGCGAGATCTTGTCGAGCCATGCCTGGGCCTGTTCCGCCGGCTTGGCCGTGGTCAGCTCGGCGATTTCCAGGTTTAGGCTGGCAACCTCGTCCGGATCCGCAGTAGGAGCTCCAGGCTTCTGCATGTCCTTGAGCTTCCTGGTCAGCATGGCTATGCGCATGGGGTTGTTTATCGCGTACGCCCTGGTGGCAGCCGCCAGGAAACCGGACTGATCACCCTCAACCTTGGCGATGTCGATGCTGTGCGGCATGCCATAGTCCTGCGCCTTGCCAATTTCCAGGCCGGCTTCCTTGGCATAGTCGTAGGCCCTGTCAGCAAGGTCCTTTAGCCCCTTGGCAACCTGGCCTTCGGGGCTGTTGTCGATCGGCATCTCGCCAGTGACCATCTTGGCGATCTTCAGGTCTGCGTCGGCCAGCTCAGCCTCGGTCATGGTGGCCATCTGCGCGGCCATTGGCTCGAAGGCCTTTGCAAGCCGCCCCTTCATGATGCGACGGTTTGAGTCTCTTTCGTCGTAGAATGTCTCCTTTGCGCCAGCCGGAGTGTTGCCGTCTCGGATCGCGAACATGTTGGCCACGTCCGACATGGTTCCGGACTGCACAAACCTTTCGTTCTTTCCCGCAAAAACAGCGCCGATGTCCCTGCCGTCGGCGATCAGGTGCATGTTGGAGACAATGGGGTTGAGTCCTGGAAGCAGCCTCGAGTCGGCTAGCGCGGCCGTGGCCCCGAGCTGTGCAATGTCCATCGCGGCAACGCCGGCGTCGGTAAGTGCGGCAGCAGGAACTGCCGCGCCCATGCTGCTCGGCTTAGACTTAGGGATGATCAGGGGGCCGTCATCGTCGGGGTTCACCATTTCCGGCGGCTGATTGAACCTGGCTGCAAGCGCATCTAGTCGCTCATTTGCATCCTTAATCGTTATAGCGCCTTTTGCCAAATCATCCTGAATCCTGTCTTTCTTGCTTTTGTACAAGAATTGATTTTCACTCTGCTGTTTGCTAGGCTTACGACCTTTCTTTCCAGGCACTGCTGCTTCATCGGCCGGGGCAACAAACGGACTCACCTCGTCTATGGCAACGTCAAGCGCCTCGATCGCCTCTTCCCGGGCGTAGTATGCGTCGGTTTCCTGCAGGCTTTCAGGGGTGTTGTCCTGTCGATCCTGAAGGCCATCGCGCATGGTCTGCAGCTCGCCGAGCTTCTCCTGGATCTTGGCCTTGTCGTCCGCCTCGATCGCGGCCTTGAGCTCGTTGACAATGCCCCCGCCCTTCTTTCCGCCAAACAGCTCCTTCGTGTCGGCCTTGGAAATCGTCAAGCCGGACAAGTCGTCAAGGGCGTCGATGGCTGTTTGGTTTTTAGAATCAGGTTTTTCGCCAGACTTAGCCTCAATTTCATCAAGCATCTCCTTTGCATACTCGATCTTTTCCTTTGCAATTTTAATTTCATTTTTTGAGGCAGAAGATTTCAATACTGCCTCGTTCTCGGCTATGACGCGTTTGTAGAAATCCGGTGATTCGCTGTTTCCGGACTCATTAGCCTCAAACATCACTTGCTCCCATCCGTCCAAAGACCTTTCACCTATTTGGTCTGACTTCAGAATTATTGTCTTATCCGATTCAACGTTTTTCAGGGTGATGTCAGGGTTCCTTCCGTTCCCAACTGAAACGACAATGTAATCCTCGCCATCAATATTGAACTGATCCAGCGCGTTGACTCCTTTGTATCCCTTTACTGATCCATCTTTCGCAAGAACACCTAGGTCAATAAGCTCCGACTCTAGCGCATCTGACTCAGGAGTGTTTTTGTCGTTATACTTACCTCTCATTTTCCACAAAGCATCCTTCGCCAGGCTAACATCTCCATTGTATTTTGAATCTACGATCCCTTTGCTCTTTGTTGGCTTGCCATCCTTTCTTTGCTCCCTTGCTTCCCTCAGCTTCAGACTCAATTCAAGCCATTCTTCCTTGGCTTTTTCATTTTTAGCCCCAGAAGCACTGCGCTTTGCGTGATCAAGGATCTGGGCGTCATAAACAGACTTATCGGATTTCACGGCAGACCACTCACCATTTCCAGCTTTAAAGTCGTAAGTGTATGTGAACGTTTTGTCTGGTGTGATTATGTGAGCTTTGTAAATCTTCTTAGTTTTATCAAACTCATGGTAGTTGTCGTCTACTACTGCTCCCTTAGACCTGAAGTCATCGGATTCAATCAATGAATAAACCATGTCATTGATGCTTTTCACTGTCACAACCTTTACCCTTTTATCACCCCTGTAGACTTCGTGGTCCTTTTTGGGACTGGGAAAATTGCTTACGTCTATGTTTCCGCCTTCGCCTTCTGGAGCCGACGGCTTGCTAACCGGAGGTTTCGTGGCCGGCTTTTGGCCAGAAAGTCCAGCTGCCGGCTTATTCGGCTGCTGAACGGGAGCTAGTTTCGCAAACTCAGGAGCACCACTGGCGCCAGCAGCCCCAGTGACAGCCTTCAAAACGGCCAGGATGTTCTTTGTGTTTTCATTTCCACTATCTTTCGCGTCTTTAAAGTCCGTTTTGATATGCCCATCTTGCTCGGCCTTGATCAGGGCCTTGACGTAAGTTTTGGCCGAATTGGCGTTTTTAATTTGCCCCGCGTCGGCCCCCATCCTTGTTGCCATGTGAACAACTTTCCACGTGCCTCTGCGTGTTTTTCCAATGCCCCATGTTCCATAACTGGTCACTTCCATTCCCTCTCCACCACTGTTAATGGATGCAAGTCTGACTTTTTCTCCTTTTGGAAGCTTAACTTTTTCAACTTCTCCAAGATATGCCTGGCGACTTGATTCGGGAGATGTGCCCTCGGAAGGCTTAGCCGGCACGGAAGTGGGGATCTTTTCAGCCGGAGCATCTCCGGCTTTGCCTGATGCTTGCTGTGATTTGATCAACTTGTCTGCTTCGGCAATGGTCGCTACCTCATCAATGATGTTATTTTTTGAGTCCATTACAAGGTAGCCCTTTTTGGGCAAAACCATTCCACTGATCACAAAATTGCCGTCTTCGCTAACGTAATCAGCCTGCGACGTGATCATTCCCTCTCCTCCGTCATTCAGCTTATATCCAAGCCTGGTGTATTCGATGTGGTTTTTGGCAGCACTAGAAATACCACCTCCGTATTGCGTGGCCCATGGAGTCTCGAAAAGCTCCCTCACCCTTTGGTCAGGATCATTCCTGAAGCGCTCGATGTCTTCCATTTTTGCAGGCTTTTCTTTTTCGACGGCAGCCTCGGCGTCCTGGACGGCCTTTTCTTGCTTGGCGATGGTCTTGCGCAGCTTCTCCGCCTGCTTGCTGTCGCCCTTGCCGGCCTTCTCCAGCCTTGCAAGTTGCTGCCTGGATCCCTCCAGGACATTCCGTGCGGTATCAGCGTTTACCTGGGCATCGGATTTGGGGATGTTTTCACCTCTGGCGGCGTTGTCCTCGGCCCACAGCTTCTCCCTTTCGGCCACGTCAGCAGGATCCTCCGCAGGATTCGGCTCGTCGCCGGCCTCGTCGTAGTCCTCTGCGTCAGGCTTGGTTACAACCGGCTCTTCCTGCGCCGATGGCTTGGCGGATTCCTGCACAGCAGGCGCGCTGAAGAAAGATTCACCGGTCTTCTCGACCTGTGACTCGGGATGCCATCCGCCGTACCAAAGGCTATCGGCCGTTTCGAGCAAAACGTTATGATCGTCACCATCGGCAGACGTTGTGACACTAAGAACAATCGCCTTTACAGGGACAAGGCCTCTACCTTCATCCAAAACAACTATGTCTCCAATTTTAAGCCCCTTTGTGTTCTTTTTCTCAACGGTATCATGGAACCGCTCAGGGTCATCAATTTCTTCTTTAAGGCCACTAATTGGATCGTTTTCCTTTACGTTGTCGTAAAGGTGCTTGTAGATCATCCTGCGTCGCTCATTCAGGTCACTGGGCGCCAAAACCTTTTGCGAAGGCATCTTGAACTCCTGGCCCTCAAGTTGCGCACGATTCATCCTAAGCTCTCCCCTTAGCTTACTGATTTCCTCCTCAATCTTATCTCTCTTTCTGTTAGAGATTTTTTTGCCGCCGTCTTTAAGTTCAGATTCAAGCTGCTTTATTCTGCTGTTGATTTCAGATTTCCTTGCTACAAGCTTATCAATGGCCTCCTTGTTGGCCGCATTAGGTGCGGCGGCAGCAGGTTTATCGCTCTGTTCCTGGGCCTGCGGAGTAGGTGCGGTAGGAGCAAGCGGATCCTCGAAGAACACGACCTGGTTTTGGCCGAATACGTTCCTGAGCGTGCGAACGTTTTTGTCGACAAACCTTGCGTTCGGCCCCGGGATCCCCTGGATTACAACGGCGTCATGCCCGTCGGCCTTGATAAGCGCGACCAGGCTGTCGATGCTGCGGTTCTGCTCGGCCTCGTCGGCCATGTTCATGGGGTTGTCGTATCTCCAGCCCGCTCGGCTAACCAGCTGGCGCCACTGATCATCGTCCGAGATAACCAGCGGGTTCTTGGCGTCCATGTCGCGCTTTTCTACCTGAGGGCCATACTCAAGGGCCTCGCGCTCAGAGAACGCGTAGTATTTGCCGGTCCCGAAAATAGGGCGCCCAGACGATCCTTCGCCATACACGGAAAGTCGATCAGGACGTCCATAGCCTCGGTACAGCTTGAAGCCCTTGAGCGGGGAATCATTTTGCTGGGCCGAAGGAGCTGGCTTACCGGCTTCTGAAACAGGCTGGGCCGCCTGCTGGGCGGCAGGCTGTGCAGAGGCAGGAGGAACGACAGGTGACTGCGGCTGTCCCTCGGCGTACTCCTGTGCCAACATCTGCTTAACTTCAGGGCTATATCCATCCCAGTCCTGCGGTTTCACAGTGGGAGGGCGCTGGGGTTCCTGAGCCTGAGCAGGGGCGGCTTGAGGTGCGGGCTGATCGGGCGCCTGAGCAGGCGCGGGAGCCGGACGGGGAGGCTGCTGGGCAGCTTGGGCTGCAGGCTGAGGTGCCGGCTGAGGTGCTGGAGCCGGCGTCCTGGGCTGAACGGCTGGCTGAGGGGCCGGGGCGTTTTGGTCGGGTGCCGGGACTGCCTCTGCAGGGGGCAGGTCAACGGTTTGGTTTGCGGCCCTGGCGTTCCAATCAGCGATCGCGTTGGCCTTGCCCTCTGGCGTAAGGCCGGCCCAAACGTCCGGATTGAATCCGGCAGGCATCTGTGGATCTCCGATCGGCATGGGCGCCTCAACAACCTCGGGGTTGGAAAGCGGAGCCCTGGTCGTGCGAGGGTACCTGCGGGCGAGCGCGTCCCACGCCGCCGACGTGGTGGCATAGCCGGCGTTGAATGGCAATTGGCCAGCGGGATTGGGCCTGGTGCCGAACACGCCTAGCGCGATGTCCCCAATGGCCTGGTAGCCGTTGATGTCGCCCTGGTTGCCAACGTAGTTTGCACCAAGCGCCAAAGGTATGTTTGTGCCAACGTTGACTGCGGCCTCCTTGGCTGCAGCCGGCATTGCCTGACCTGCGCGAGCTGCCTGCACGCCCTGTGCAAGGCCCTTTACGTTGCCCAAGCCGTAGGTAAGCGAAGCGGCGCCAGGCACATATGAGCCGGCCATGAAATATGGAGCCGTCTCAGGGTTGGTTGCCAGCTGGCGCTGGCGCTCATCAAGCGGGTTGACTACGTCCTGCACGGCAGAGGTGCCGAAGGCGCTTGCGATCCCGCCAACCCCAGTGATGGCGGCCTGGGCCGCAAGCTTGCCAACAGGATGAGGGATTAGGTTGACGAATGGACGTGAAACGCCGGTTGCTGCGCCAGCTCCGAAAAATCCGGCAGCCGCGGGCGCTGCGCCCCTGAGCGCACCTTCGCCGAACGCAATCGCCTTGTCGGCAGGAGTGGGAAATGGATTAAGGAAGCTGTCCGACGATTTCCTGGCGGCGGACATCGTGTCCTGAACGTTGATCCTGGTCAGCTCCTCCGAGAATTGCTGAGCCTCGATCGCCTTGCGACGTTCCTCGGCAAGCGGATCTACGGCTGCGGATGGCGCCGGCTCGGCATCAAAAGCGTCAAAGGGGTTTCCGGCCGGCTGGGCTGGAACTGGGGTGTCGAATGCGTCGAAGGGATTTGGTTCCATTTAGCGCGGTCCGAGGACAGCCTCGGCAGCACCTGAACCATACTTAAGATCAAAGTCCCTGGCAAGACCAGGATTTCGCCTCAGATGCTCGACGGCGGCTGCAGGAGGGGAGATCCTGGGGACGACGGCGGCCTGCGTAGCGGGGGCGATTGCAGGAGCAATGCCGCCTCCTGCCGCGCCTGGAGCAACTGGAGGCTGGACGACAGGGGGACGAACCGCTGGCGGCGGCGGTGCGGCCTGGGCCGGAGGCGCAACAGGAGCCGGCGCTGTAGCGGGTGGCTGGATCGGCGGGGCGATGGTGCCGGCAACACCACCGGCCGCAGGGGGAGGCGCCTGCCCAGCCGCAGGAGGAGCGGGCGCCTGTGTTGCAGGGGCTGCTGGAGCCTGAGCTGGACCGTAATTCCAAGGCTGAGCAGGCACAAGAACTGTGCCAAATCCAAACTTGGCGTCAATAAGTCCGGCCCCCTCGGCGGGATTTACGCGCCCAAACTTGGATGAAATAACCTTTGCAACAGAGGATTGCGGATCAGCAGATAGCCCGTTTTGCACGCGCTCTCGGTCAATGGCCAATGCCTCCTGTGCAATGGCAGATGCCCAGTTTGATCCAAGTCCTGGGATATTGGCCAAAACCTGGCCTTCGTAGGCAGCCTGTGTCTTTACTGCACTTTCAGAAGCTCGATCGGGAGAGTTGGCCGAAATCTTCGCCCTTTCGGCCTCGGCTTGGGCGTTGATCCTGGCAACCTCGGCGGCCCCCTCGTTCCTTCCAGCTTGCACGCTCACGGCCTCCGCGATGCGGCTGTTGTTCGCAAGCTCGGTGCGCTTATCTCGCTCTTGCGTCGTGAACGATGCGTCGGGCTCAAGAGAACCAGGAGTGCGCAGCAATTTGGCTGATCGCTCGGGCTCCGCAACGGAGATTATGCCGCCCTCCAGATCAAGCAAGGCGCTGGCAATGTCCTTGGGATCAATGCCAAGAGTGCCCAAGGCCGAGCCAAGAGCGGCGCCAGCCCCCCTGCGGTTCTCAGGACTTGCCTGCAAATAGGATGCCACAAGGGCGCCGATCTCCGACCTTGTTTTGTTGGTAAGCTCAAGGCCGGCCGTTTCCGCTTTTGTCTTCCCGGTCTTTGCCTCAACCTCGGACGTTTCCGCCTTAACCTTGCCGGTTTCTGCGTTTGTCTTGACGGTGTCGGCCTCGTTCTTGCCGGCGGTGGTTTCGTACACCCTGCGGCGAGCTGGGATAAGGCCGCGCTCGGCAACCTCCGAATTGATCTTCTCGTTCAGGTAATCGCTTTGCGCCTGGATCTGGCGCCCCTCGGCCCTTGCCTTGGGGTTCAAACCAAAGATGTTGGCCGTGTTGTTGAAGGTCTCGGGGATCCAGTCGTATTTGCCCATAAATTATCGCCCTGCGGTAAGCAGCCTGTAGTATTCGTTTGGATCCATCAGCCTGGAACTCGGAAGCGTCACAAGCGTCGACGGGGCAACAGTGGATGCAAACGGGTTGACACCCATTGCTGCGCCCATGCCAAACAGCGACCCAGCGGTCTGTAGGCCGGCTCCAATTGCCTTGGCCTTGTCTCCGCGCCTCGCAGCGGCCTCAAGTTCCCAACCAAGCGTGTTGGAGGAATCGCTCATAAACCTGGAAAGATTGCCCTGGTCCTGCAAATAGCGGCTGTTGAGCAGGGCGTTGCCCAGCTGAAGATCTCCAAAGCCCTGGACATTGGCCGCAAGATTAGCGTCAGAAAGAGCCCTGGCGTTGCCAGCTGCGACTCGAACGTCGGACTCGTCCTTTACGATCTTTGGAGCATCTCCCTGGGTTTTGAACTCAGCGATCGGTTGGGCGACCTGGGCGGCTGCTGAGGCTGCAGAGCGCTCTTCGACCTCGGTTGCCAGGCGTTTCTTCTGAACGTCTGCGCCTTGCTTGCCAAGGGACTCGTTGAAAAGCTGATCAGCCTCTGAGCGCAGCTTGCCCTGCCTGGCCGCCTCGGCGTTCCTTGCAGCAGACATGGCCTTCTCAGCCTGCCTTGCGCCACGTGATTGCGCATATGTGCCGGCGGCCGTCATGGCCAGGGCAACGGCTGCCATAGGGTTGCACATGCGTCAGTTAACCACCCGCGAAGCGGATGTCCTCCCTGGCTGGCCAAGGCCGAATGCGCCCAAACCGGGGGCGTTTCGATCGTAGTATCCGGCCTGGGCTGCGTTCCCAAGAAGGCCGGTTGTCGCTTGGAAAAGGTTTCCAATGGGGCTAAAGCCCATCTGCTGCTGAAGCATGTTGGCCCTGTTGAGCGCCCCGCTGGCGGCCGCCCGGGCGTCACCTGTGGCGTTCAGCTGGGCGATCAGGTCTGCGCGGTTTTCCTCCACCGCCCTTCGAGCTGCGTTCGACTGGTTGATCCCCTCGGCAGCGATGGCGGCCCTGCCCGTGTTGTATTGGCGCTGGATTTCGCCGGCGTTCCTGGCGGCCTCGCTGGACGACGTCAGACCTGACCTGGCCAGGTTATAGGCCAGGTTTTGCTCCTGCTTGTTGTATTGTTCCTCAAGCTGTGGGTTCGCAAAATCCTCGTACGCCTTTGCCCTGCTCCTGTAAAACGGCTCGTCAAAGCCATAGAAGTTTTTGTTGATCTTGTCCATGCCCTCGCGAACACGGGCCTGCCTGGCCTGTTCATCAGCCCTGGCTTGCGCCGCACCGCCGTCTCCTCCTCCGGAACACATGGTTTTGTTGGCTCAGTATTGTGGGCCTTTCGGATCCCTAGTCCAGCAGTAAAGATAAAATAGCTCGGCGTTTCTTCCGTAGTTCCTGAGCTCCGACTCTTTGTAGGCCCCAAGCGACTCCAGCCAGGCGTGCGCAACAAGATGGTCGTGCTTTGATCGGCACTGGGCCCGGTGCACGCCGACATCCTCAAGCGAAGGTATCATGACCCTTTTCACAAACCTCGTGACGCCAAGGGCTATCTCAGGCCACTTGTCAGTGGCAAACATCCAAACCTCCCACACGCCAGGCCATGCTGGCACAGCCCCGAAGGCGGCTATTGGCGTCCCGTTGTCGTTTCCGGCAACCCATCCAAAATCACCACCGGCAAGCAAACCGGCGCAAAGCTCTGCAGGATCGTCGTTCCACCTGGTGGCATAGATCTCGTCCATGTCCTGGCGGCGCATGCGCCTGGCAACCCAGTCCAGGTCGTCAGCGTTTATCTTAGCCAGCTTCATGCTTGGGCTGAAGCTCGTCGTAGTGCACTATGAAATTGGCCAACTTGCAGTAACCCGTGGCAGGCCCCACGAAGCGCATGCCAAAATGAGTTCCTATTCCGACGGCCGGGATCTGTCCCAGTGAAAAGGTCGGCTGGCTCACAGTTGCGATAAGGTCCCTGGCCGAGGGAGCCGTGTGATCAAAGCCCATGTACACCCTCCATTGGCCCTGACAAGTGAGCTCAATGGCCTTGGCCCGCTTGTAGGTGGCTGGTTTCTTGGCGTCAAGGTATGGCAGCTCAACAACGATCTCGGACGAGTCGTACTCGTTTCCTGATTCGCCGCCGTAAAGATAGATGTTGTCGCCGGACCTGACAAACACCTTGGCGCCCTGGGCGGCCATTTCGTCCACATTGAAGCCTGGCTCATAGGTGGACCAAGCGTTGATCTGTGATCCAGGAAAATAAGACAGCACGTAAATCTTGTCCGCGATCGAAAGCCAATACCGTCCGTCAATGGGCTCCACAACGGCCTTCGCAAGGTAAACGTCGTCCTCTCCGGCCTGTGACATGTCGGAGATCACGATGCTGTCGATCGGCGATCCGATATCGTTGGCGAACGCGGTATCGGTGCCCTCGCGCGCCCTGAGCGACCTGATGCCGTTGTCGGCCAGGTAAAGGACATCAAGCGCCCCCATTGACACCACGCTGTTGGGAGCCACGCATCCCGTGTTTGCCAGGACTTGCAACTGCTGGTTTTGCGCCGGGTCTGCGTCCATGAACCAAAGCTGCACATTGCGCCGGCTAAACACCGCCAGTTTGTCCTGGTAAACGCCGAATCCGGTAAGGGGTTCGCGTCCGCCAAAGTTGTTCGACATGTCGATGAATCCAGACCCAAGGTCGTAAATGTCCCATAGCGTCGCGTCGTTGAGCGACGAAAAATAGGTGGTCGACCCAACCGCAGCGTATTCCTTTGACTTGTAAGTTATGGAGAACTCGGGCGTCTTTCCGGCCACGCGAGAGGCCCCGGCAACGTATGGATCAATGGCCCCCTGCGGCGTGATGTAGAGGCTTACCGTGTCGCCAACCTGGGGAGTTCCGGTGATGATGACGGTCGTTTTCTGGGTTTGTCCGGCGAATCCGTTTTTACCGGTTATGAAATTGGCGGTGGTCGCGACGACGTTGCCAACTGTAAAGACATCAACGGAGTTCCCATTGTATGACTCGGGATCTACTGTGGGCGAAAATACGGAAACAACGGCCTCGCCGCTCAAGCTGTTGACGGCGGCGGTGAATCCATGATCAGCCGTGTGGGCGTTGATCTCTGCGACCACGGCAGCTGCCGTGGATGACTTGTCTAGCTGATAGGGTATGTAATTTTCGGTAAGGCTAACGCTGCCGTATGAAATCTGATTTATTCCATTCAAATCACCTCCCTGAAGCGTTCCAAACGTGCCTATGAACTTTCCTGGTGTGTAGGGGCTTGCGACAACGCCTGTGACGAGCTCTGAAAGCCCCATTACCCCTGTTGGGTCGGCGTCGAACTCAAAATGCACAGAATACCCGTTGGGCTCAGCACCCTCGCTTGGAGATGCGCTGATTATGATGTTTCCCTGGTCCAATCCGCCCAGGTTCGTGTTGTAGTTCCTTGCGCTGTATCCGCTGGTGGACCCGTTTGCGTTGACGACCGTTGCAATCGTTTTTGCAAACCTTGGTCCAACATTCCATGACGGATCGCCAGATATGCTGTCCCATTGAAAACCAGATCCTGGTGTGAGAGCCGTGATTTCCACCCCGTTGATGTAGATGCCAATGATGTCGGGAAGAGAGTTTGCATCTATGAACCTCAGGGACTTTCCGGCCTGCGACAGCTCAGCTGAGCCGGAAAGAAAGCCGATTTGCCCTTGTGCCGGTTGCGGTGTTACAACCGGCTTGGCCTCCTGCGTGTTAGAGATTGTTGCGACCAGCGAGCCTGTGGTTTTTGAAGTGACGGTGAACGGTTTTTCGTTCGGGCCCTCCAGGAAAATAACGTTTATGGAGCCGGTGCACGTGAAACCTGGAACGTCAAAATTGGACCGGATGTTGGCGGCCAAATCGTTCACCCCGGCCATTGATGCGGAAAATGCGCCAACAAACCAGTCTTTGATTATGGCTCCGTCCCAAAAACACATCCTGGTTCCCCCCTCGTACTCGGCGATCACAAAGGGAAGGCCGCCGTACACGGTTGACCAAACCACCTTGGTCATGGCAAGTCCGTTGGGGTGCTGTAGGCGCTGATAAGTCACGCCGGCCGGCATGACTGGGGGCGGCTGCGATCCGAACACATAAACCTTGTCCTGCGTGGTCTCCAGGCCGAAGGTGTCGGCCGGAAGCGAGGCAAACTGCGCAAACGCCTTGCGCTTCTCGATCTCTCCGCCACGGGTGATGTGCCCGTTCTTCAGGGCGGTCAGAGTTCCATCCTTGCTGTTCAGGACGTGCCGTCGGCTGTCCAGGCCGGATGAAAAGTTGTCAAGTACCAGGTATGGCATCAGAGGCGGTCGTCGCGGACGGATCTGCCCCCGATGTAGCGGAGTCGCTCGCCCTTGCTGACGCCGCCGCCGTAGATAAACCGATCCTTCTTGAGGCTGTTGCCCTTGAGCTTGTTGAACATGGCCTGGGCCTGGGCCATCTTTACGTTGGCGTCCTTGGCTCCGGACCTGGCCAGCAGCTCAGCTGCCGCGAACATGACGATGAGGTTGTCGTCAAGGAAAGCCGTGTCGCTTGGCTGAATCAGCTGGGGAAGCTTGCGGTATGCCTTGAATCGCAGCGTGTAGCTCGAGTCAGGGATCGGCCAAACCTCGAACATGTTGTTCTCGTGGTGATCCCAGCGCAGAACAGGGTCAAGACGCTCGCCCTCGTCGGAGTCGTGGGCGTTGTAATGCGAGGTTGAGATTCCGTACTCGATCGGATGCCAGATGTCACCCCACTTGACGTGGGTGTCGACAATGCGGTCAAAGTCCACGTCGTCGCCGAAGGCGTAGTAGCGCTGTCCTGCCACGAGCTGCTCGTCGCGCTGTATGGATCCAAAGTCCCAGTTATGGTCCACCCACAGCCGCTCCTGGGTGCGGCGAAGCAGGTGGTCGTGCTGGTTGGCCGTGTTGACGCCCATGGCAACGTTTGACGACGCGCCGATCTCGGCGCGAAGCATCTCGCGCAATTCGGTCAGCATCGTGTGGCGAGCCATGGTCAGTCAGCCTTTTGGCGGCGGGCAGCCTTCTCGGTTTCAACGCCGACAGACGCGAATGTGGAAGGCAAAACCGGCATGGCGCCCGGATACACCTTGTCGACGACGGGCTTGCCGTAGATCCGGCGAAGACGCTCAACTTCCTCGACGTTGGATCGGCCGGAGCGCGATGCCTCGCCGGGGTTAACCACGGCGTCGTCGCCGTGAATGTGGCGCAGGATGGCGACCTCGGGGGCCGAAACCTTGCGGGTGGTGCTGTTGCCGATGTTGCCGTTTAGGAGGATTTCTACGAGTGCGGTTTCCATGGGGCATATTAGGGCTCAACTTTGAGACCTATGCAACAAGAAAGGGGGGTGGTTCCGAAGAACCACCCCCCCTGGGTATCAGGTCAGCCTGGGATCAGACGACCGCGTCCTCGACCAGGTAGAGGCCGGAGCTGTTCAGCTTCTTGGCCGCCATGGCGCCGGTCCAGGTCATCGCCTTGTAGATGACGTACTTGTCCTCGGGACGGGCCGGGTTGTGGACCTTCTTGTCTTCGCCTTCCATGACCCAGACGCCGAGGGCTTCGGTGTCGAGGATGTAGCAGGCGTTCGACTGGTTGCCCTCTTCCTCGCCGTGTGGCAGGAGGTCGTCCAGGGTGGGGTCGTAGACGAACTCGCCGAGGCCCAGGAGCTGGGGCACGCCGATCGAGATGTCGGTCGACTTGCTGAAGCCCGACTGGGTGAAGAGACCCTTGGAGGTGATCTCCTTCTCCAGGCGCTCCAGGAAGGCCGAGCCGGCAACGATGAGGTTGGGCTTGCCGCCGTAGCGCTTGAGCTGTCGGACTTCCTTGCGGAGGCCGTCGATGATGTTGGTGGCACCGGCTTCGTAGGTGAAGGTGTCGGTGCGATTGCGCCAGGCCGCGTTGGTCGCGCGGGAGATACCACCGGTGGTGCCGGTGTTATTGGTGGCCGAGGGGCGGATGAAGGACATCAGCCCGGCAACCTGCTTGGCATCCTGGGAACCGTCCTTCCAGAGCATCTCGTTCATCGAGCGGGCCCAGCCCTCGGACATGTCGTCGAGCTTGGCCTTCAGGATGTTCGTGAGGACGGTCTGGTCGCGACCGCTGTGCTTGCTGGTGGACTCGCCGGCGAGGCTGTCGGTGACGGACAGGCCGTCGATCTTGAGCTCCGTCAGGGTGACGGTGATGCCGGCGTGGATTTCCTTCCACGGATAGGAGACCCGCTTGGTGTTCTGCGGGTTCTGGTAGGAGACCTGGTCGTCACCTTCGTACCCCACGATGGACGTGGTGTAGTCGAAGACGACAGGCATGGTGATCTCACCCTTGCCGCCGGGGAAGCTCTTCTGCTTGCGCGTGAGCGCGTTGAGAAGGGGCTTGTCCTGGATGGTCTGGGCGAAGGCGTCGGACTTGACGTGGAAGTCAAGGGCCGAGGCCACGATGTGGTCGAGCTGGGAGAACGTGCTGGGCATGTTATCTGGTTCGTTTTGGGGTTAGCTGTTGAGCCCCAGCCTTACTATGTCCTCTAGCGAGGACGGTTTGGGCCGGGTGTTCGCGGACGACAGTGAGCTGGTGGGACTCCTGAGCGATACGTTCCTCCCGGCAAACGGCCGCAGCCTCGAGTTCACATCGGCGAGCGCGCGACGTGCGAGCTCAACTGCTTCCGACGGATTCGAGGGTCGTTCCGTGACCAAGAGGGCTTTCACCCTGTCCATCACCATCTCTTGTTTCGCGGTCCAGTCCGGATCCTTGGCTTTCTCGGATGCCTCCCACGTTGCCACGGCGTCGTGCATGGCGGTCTGCCTTGCTACCAGCTCGTTTTGCTCCGCCCTTTGATGCGCCTCGGCCTGACGTGCGGCCGCGAAGTCGCGCTCCGCCTTGAGGCGGGCGAGCTCCTTGGCGCGCGTGTCGTTGATGTAGCCCTCCTCGACGTCCTTCTTGAGGTCGTCGGGGAGCACTTCGCCCACAATCGGGGCGAGCTGCTGAACGTAGACCTGCAAAGCCTTGTAAGCCTCGGCAGGGTTGGTCTTCATCATTGCCATGACGTGCATCCCGTCGGCCATCTCCTTGGCGGAGAGCCCGGCGTTCTGCATGAAGGTGGTGATCTTCTCGTATTGCTCGGCCTTGGGTTTCAGGGCGTCGCGCTCGGAGATCATCTCCTTCCATCTGGGGTGGTTGTGGAAAGGAACCTTGTCGGCCGCCTTCTGCCCGCCATCCTTCTGGGCTTGGGCGTCGTCCAGACTCCCACTCCCATCGTCGGCGCCAGCTTTGGCGGATTCCGTCTGTTCCCCCTCGGCGGACGAACCCGAGTCGGACTTGGCCTCGTACGCGGCTTTCACCACGTCCAGCAGGCTGGTCCTCTTGTTAGCGTCCTTGTCGCCCGCGGCCGACGTCTCCGCGGAATTGTTAGCGTCTTTCTCCGAAATCCCGGTGTCAGCCACATTGGCACGAGTTTCGGAAACAGGGGCCGGCGAAGGCTCCTGCTGGGTTGCGGTTTCCGCTGACGGGGCGGAAACTGGCTGTTTTAGCGTCTCTTGCACATCGGTAATGTTGCTCATGTTGGTTAAAAGATCAAGTCAAAGCGCGTTTGGGGCCGAGGGGGGGGCGTTGTATAGGTCGGCCTGCGGGACGTTGGGAACCTGTCCTCCGCCAGGTGCGCCGGGAGCTCCTGCCGCGGGCGCGACATTTCCTGCGCCCTCCTGGCCCTGGGCGTTGGGGTCCGAGGATATATTGCCGGTGGCAAGCTGCTTCTGCGCGTTCATCGCGACGATGGATGGCAGGGATGATCCGATGGCGTCCTGAAGATCCATGCCATCGTCCATGCGCTTGATGGCCTCCTTGGCCAACCAATGGGGGTCGATGCCCGGGATCTGCAGCAGGATGGGGGCAAGGCGCTCGAAGTTTGCGATCTCGGCCGCCCGGTTGGGGCGACCAGATGAGCCGGCCTCGATCTCCAGGATCAGCTCGTCGGCGATCTGCTGGGCAGAAAGCGTGGGCCACACGGCGCCCTGGCCGGCAAGCTTCTGCGCGGTCATCGGGTCCATCATGGTCAAAAGCACCTGGCCAGACGCCCTGGCGATCTCCGAAAGAAACTCGTCAAGGTCGTCCACGTTGGAGCCAAGGGCCGACATGCGGCTCGATTCAGCCACGGACACCTCGGTGGCTGTCCCGCCCCCGGTGCCCCCAAGGTTCGCCTCCTGCGAGCCGACGACACGAAGCATGTCCTCGATGAGCATGGAAGTGTCGTACAGCGAGGGGTCGATCGGGACGGGCTTGACGGCCTGCAGAACCTGGTCGACGGCCTGGCCGGCCTGGATGGCCTGCAGCTGAACGACCTCGTTGGCCTCGCGCACCTGGAGCTTTTGGATGTCCTCCGGAGACAGGGAGCCCACGGGGGTTACATAAAGCGGCCGGTTCGCGTTGCGGTGCTCGCGCAGCCGCTGGCGCGCAAGGTTGTATTCCTCCTGGATTGGACGCAGGAGCGCCACGTCGGAAGGAGGGTAGATCTCGCGGTCGTTCTCCACCTCGTTGAAGGTGAGCGTGAAGAACGGCCAGAAGCGCTTGATCTTGATCTCGGGAGCCGAAGGTTCCTGGAGGAACTCGGGGTATCCGTCGGCGACCACGTACTTGATGCCGTCGGTCTTGGAGTAGATCTCCCACACGCGGGCAAGCTCGCAGTCGCGCTTCTTCTTGTCGTCGTCCTGCCCGTAGATCTGGCCGGTCTCCTCCTGGCGGGTGTAGGCCGTGCCAAGGTCGACGCCGTAGATGTCCTTGATCTCGTCGAGCGAAAGGATGAACTCCTGGGCAACCCAGTCGGCGCCTATGAAGCCCTTGAGCTGTCGGCACCTGGGGTCGATGACGATGCTGTGGGACTGGGGGAAGTCGAACACCAGGCCCTCGTCCACGATGTAGTCCTCCTTGGACTGGAGCTCGGCCAGCAACAGACGGAGCTGCTCTGCCTTGGCGTGGTCCTGGTCGAACTTGCCGTCAACGCTGTCCGCCATCAGGCGGTTCATCATGACAAGCTGCTCGGTGATGTCGGTGATCTTCTCGACATCCTCCGGGCGCTTGCCCATGACGCGGTGAAAACCGACCTTCACGAAGCCCACGCCGGTCACGCAGACGCGCCTGACAAGCTGCTTCATGCTTTGCTTCATGTTCTGCATCTCCACGGTGTGGCGGAACACGATCTCCAGGGTCTTGGCGACCTTGTCGGCCCTGGCCCTCGCCTCAAAGCCGCGCTGCACGTCCTGGAGCATGGCGATCGACTGCGGGTTGGGGAAACCGGTCTCGCGAACGCTCAGGTCGGAGGCCGCCTGGGCCGCTTGCAGCGTACCGGGATTTCCGTCCCACAGGAGGAAGTCGATGGTTTCGCGCCGGCGGGCGATGGCCTTGGGGTTCTTTGCATACAGCGATGCCACGCGCTGCTGCACATGGCGCTGCACGATGTTCGCAACATACTTGTCGCCGTTTCCGTGGCGCCACTGCTTGCCCATGAAGAAATCCATGTCGTCGCGCATCGCCTTGTGAGCGGCCTCCCAATGCTTCTTGGCCCGCAGAACCTTGTCGGCCCATTCGCGAACCAATGACCGGCGAGACTGGGAGAGGCCTGGATTGACCTCGCGAACCATCCCTGTGCTGGGTGTGGTGTCGACTGGCATGTCCTGCGGCTGTTCTTCCATTGGCTCCATAATTGTCAGGTCCAGAACGATTTCAACCTATTTTCCCTATCTTCGCGGGCTTTGGAGGACGCCTTGATCCAAGCCAAGGTGCCGGTCTTGGGGCCCGTCTTTCTCTGGATCTCGGGATTGGCCGCAACCTGGCTGGCCAGCCCCATGCCAATGTGGGCGAGCGCGTCCACAAAGTCGTCATGCCTGGCCTGCGGGAACTTCAGCAGCTCGGACTGGGCGTCGGGCCACCAAGATGCGAAGCGAGGGAAGAAAACCTTGCCCTGGGCCATTCGCGCCCTGATCGCCTGGGCTCGAGCCTGCTTGTCCTTGACCGGCACAACCTCGTCAATAACGCAATATATCCCTCTCTCCTGCATGCGTTTACGCAAGAACGGCCCAATGGCCTTCGAGATGTGGCCGCGCTCGGCCTTCCACCAAAGCGGCTTGTGCTTTTTCATAAGGTCCAGCATCCCGTCGCAAACATGGTCGGTCCTGGCCCTCCTCCAAAAAAGGTCGGGCATTACCCAGATGTTGTCGTCCTCGTCAACCCCGACGACCATCAGGCACGTCTTGTCAGCCTCCTGGGCTGTCGAAACGGCATGGTCGGAACCAGCATAGATCCGCAGGTTGCTTGGCAGCTCGCTCGGACCGTAGGTCTTCAGCCACTCGCGCTTAACGAAATCGCCGTCGTCAGGCGTCGGGCTGCCCTGATACAGGGCCGAGAAGCCGCGGGGATTAAGCCGCTTGATCTGCTCAAGGGACTCGACCGGGAAGCGTTCCGGCCAAAGAGCCTCGCCTGGCTTGCGCTTCATCGGGTCGTCATCGACGGCGATGGCGGGCAGCGCCAGTACCTTCCAGTTCTCCGCCTCCTCTGCGTTGAAACACGGGTTCTTGGGGTCCGTGAGGCGTCCGATCAGGTCGTCCTCGTGCCAGCGGGTCATGATGATCACCACACGCCCACCTGGCATGAGGCGGGTCATTGCAACCTCGGTGAACCAAGCCCATTGCTTGTCGCGGAAGCTTTTGCTGTCAGCCTCCTCGCGGTCCTTGATCGGATCGTCGATGACGAGCAGGTCGGCGCCGCGGCCCGTCAGCGATCCGCCGGTGCCGACGAACACGGCCAGGCCGCCTTCCTCGGTCTGGATGCGATCTGCGGCGGCCGAACCGGCCTTTAGCTTGGCGCCTGGAAAAACCTGCTGGTACACAGGCATTCGCATTGTCTCTCGCACAGATCGGCCGAAGTCCTGGGCAAACTCGGCGTTGTAGGTCGCAAAGATCAGCTGGCGGTACGGATCCTTGCCCATGAACCACGCAGGAAAGCGCCTAGATGCCAGCTCAGATTTGCCGTGGCGAGGCGGCATTGTGATGATGAGCCGCGGCATCTTCCCCTTTTCCACCTCCTCTAGCGCGGCTGCGATCACATGATGGTGCTTGGCCGGCTTGTACCTGGAGGCCGTGTGGTCGTCGGGTGTCTCGGGATCAGGAAGCGTGAACTGGGCAAAGTCTATCAGGCTGTCCTTGGCCTTCCTGAGCCTCAAAAGGCGCTCGGCAGCCCTGAGCTGGTCCCTCAGGTCGGCGTCGTCGCTCACGGGGATGACTCAAGCGTTGCCGCCACAAGGTAGACCTGGCCGTTTGTGGCCGTGAAACGCAGGAACTGCCCGACAGCGGGAATGTCGACGAACTCCGGGGCTCCGACATGGGGCTGGTCCGCGTTGTGCTTGGAGATTGCGTCGACGATCTGACGAACCGAGGCCAGCGGGTTCTGGGCGCTGGGGAGAAGGTGAAGCTGCTGGTTGTACGCCAACGGATTTGGGAATGTGCCGCCCAGCGGGTCGGCAGCGTATCCGTCGCCAAGCGTTCCGGCCCAACCGATGGAGGCAGAAAGGTTGTCCATTCGGCTCCAGATCTCGGGCATGGGCCCCGATCCCATCCATGTGGCGTAATCGTACAGCGAACCGGTAAGCACAGCAGCCCTGAACCGCCTGGCCGCGAAACTCCCGATCGGACCCAGCCAGTTGTCGGCCTGGTCGGAATATTGTCCAGGCTGGGGACTGTTCAAAACGTGATCCACAACCGGGAAGACTGGATATTCAACGCCAAACGACAGCACGTTTTCCCCGTCAAGATCTGAATAAAAAGACGAAAGCTGCAGGTTTTGCCTGGCTTCAGCCTTGTCTGGGACGCTGGCCAGGTTGTCCGCATATGTCTTTTCAGCGGCGGCAGCAGCGGCCTCGTCGGTGATTGCCTGCAGGCTCGAAGACAGCGCCTCGGCCCTGATCAGCCCGTCATCGCGCTGGATCTCGGAAAGCCTGGACTGGGTCTGGTCAAGAGACTCCTTCACCTCATCAAGCTCAAGGTCGATCTTGTCGCCTTGGTGGGGCTCAGTTGGGTGCGAAAGGCTCCAGCTGGTGAAGCTGAACTGCCGCTGGTAGGGATCGGGAGGCTGGCTCATTCGGCTGGTTCCTCCATGTAAGCGATGGACATAAGGTATTCGTCTGTCATCTGCGCGTTGCCGATAACCTTGCGACCGTCCTCGCAAACGAGCTCGCGCCCGTCCCGTGATCGGGTCCACTTTTTTCCGTCAGGTCCTGTGATGGGTTCGCTCATGTCAAAGTGTGGTGATCACAATCACCATGCCGTTGGCCCCATTGCCGCCGACTCCAGACAGGAAGCCAGCGTCGGAAGCACCCCCGCCACCACCGCCGCCGCCAGGCCAGCCGCCATTTCCTCCGGCCTTGCCGAGCTGACCGGTGATGTAGGCGCCGCCACCGCCGCCGGTGCCGCCGGCGAACTTTGTGTCCTGGTCCGACCCATTGGTGGCCGCAACGCCGCCGGTCGTGCCGCCGGCTCCGCCAGCCAGGGCGTTGTTGTAGGCAAAAGGTGATCCAGTTGCTGCCAAGCGTGAACCTCCCGCGCCGCCGGCAGCCGCAGTCGTTGAGCTTGCGGCCGCACCGCCACCACCCCCGCCGCCGGTGGGTAGAAGATAGCCTGTCGAAATGCCGGTTGGGGTTGTGCCCGTGGTTGTGGTGCCAGCTCCGGACGCGCCGGAGATCACACCCACCTGGGTGAACACGGCACCTGTTCCGGATGTGTTGGATCCTGTACCGGTGGACCCAAGGCCATGCCGGACATTGAAGCCGCCAAATGTGGTGACGCCACCATTGCCGGCCGGGTTAGCCAAACCGGAGCTGGCTGCGCCGCCTGCGCCGCCGGCGCCAATCTGGACGGTTACGGAGTTGGGAAGGCCGTCGGCAAGCTCAAGGAACGTGGATGACGCGCCGGCACCGCCGCCACCGCCGCCGGACCGGGCAGAGGTTGTGGCCGCCGACACGCCAGACCCGCCACCGCCACCAGCGCCGACCATCTTGATCGTGACTGTCTTTGCGCCAAGAGGCTTGTTCCAGGTGAACGTGCCGCTCGACGTGGGCCCGCCGAAGATCTGGATGTCAACACCACCGCTTCCGCCAGCCGCCACAACTGAATCAAGGCCGTCACGAAGGCCCTTGGGCGTGACGGCAAGCGTCTCGCTCGTGCCGGCAAGCGCCTCGGCCGACGTCGCCAGCTCGACAATGCCCTTGACCGTGGTGGAGGCGTCGGCAACTGAAAATCCAGAAAGTGCGCTTTGCACAAACGCCGTCGTTGCGATCTGCGTAGTGTTGGTCGCGGCTGCCGCGGTCGGCGCCGTCGGAACGCCGCCTAGGGCTGGTGAAACCAGTGGGGCGTAGCCTGAAAGATTAGCCGCGGTCGCCTGCGTTGTGCCATCCGGGAAGCGCACACCATAGCTCGGGTTCAAGCCAACCGAGGGTTGTCCAGCCGTGTCCCAAAACTCAAGGCCGCTCAATGGACCAAGCGAGTATGAGTTGTAAAAAGGACCGCCAGGAAGCGCCTGGCTGTCTATCCTGATGCCATAAAGGTCCTGCGAGATTTGCCCGACGGTGTAGTTGGCTGAAACGTTGAAGAACGAAACACCGCTGTCCTTGACCAAAAGGCCTCCGGAAAGGGTGCCACCGGAAAGGAAGTTGAACGAGCCACCGTCAACAGTGCCAACGGTAAGACCCTGGAACTGCACGTCATTGTACGTGTTCAGGCTTTGGTCATAGGAAGCGCCCGCGGCCGCCGTGGTCATCGAGCTCCCATCCGGGAACATAAGGCCGGACGCCGTAACCCTCATCGGCGCCGGGGACAGCGCGGAGTCGGACACCGTCAGGCCAGCGATCTCAAGGCGCGAAACCTGGGTGCCGGACGTGGCTGTGAAACCAAGGAAGGAATCAATTCCGTATCCACCGACAGTCACGCCTGCAAACGACACTGAACTCGTTGTGTCTAGCGATTGATTAAACGGGTTCCTGTCGACCCACATGCCGTAAAGACCGTCAAAGCCGATTACCTTGTCGACATCAGGTGACCCACCAACCGCGAGCCCTCCGGTCTGTCCTCCGGACATGCCCATCTTGGACGCCATCTCGTTGGCGAAATCGAAGATGTCGGAAGCCGCGTGGGCATGGGTTGAGGCCGCAAACGCCGAACTGTCCTGGGTTGCCGCTGACCCAAGACCCATGTTTGACCTGGCTACGGATTGCGACGCACCGCCAAGGCCCTGCGCGATGTCATGCCTGACGACACCGATGGTCTGGTTCTTCCAGAGATTTCCATCCCTAACCAAAAACTGACCGGTTGCCGGAGAGGCGATCAGAACGTCGTGCAGCTCGTCGAGCTCGTATCCGTTGGCGATCCTGACCAAAACCTCGCCCTGGGTCTGGTGCACGCGCACAACGTAGCCCACAAGGACGGCGTGGTTGGGAGCCGTCGGCTTTGTCTGCGTAAAACCGCCGGGCGTTGTCGGCGACAGCCAGATCGCCGATCCAGCCGTGTAGCCGAGCGTGTCCAGGCCCTTGAGCAATCCGGACGTCACAACATAGCCGTTGTTGTTGTCGGCGATGTTCGCCGCGATCACGCCAAAGGTCTTGCTGCTCGTGGCCTCGGTGTTCGCCTGCGACTTGACGGCCAACGGCTTGTTGCCGCTGACGCCATTTAGGTAAACCACAGTCCCTTTGTCCAGGACTGCGCCGGTCTCGTTGCGGACTGACTCTTGCAGAACGGTCGCAAAATTGTCCTGCGCAATCCACGCCGTGCCGTCGAAGCCAAGGATTTGATCGGCGACAGGCGCCACCGCTGGCTGCGGGATGTATGCGCCAGGGTTGAAGCTATCAACGGCGTCCTGGGCCGCTTGCGCTGCAGCCTGGGCGGCAAGCTCGTGGTCGCCGGCAAGCTCGGCGCTGGCCGCCGCAAGCTGCGCCTGCTCCTGCGCGCTTTGGGCGTGAGCCTGCGCGTTGATCTCGCTTTGGTCGGCAGAAGATGCCGAGGTTGCCGCGTTCTGCGCGTAGGAACCGGCAAGCGCCGCCTGGTCCGCCGCCTGGTCGAGCGTGTTGGTGGCCTCAATGTAAAGCTCGCTGATCTCCTGCGGCAGCTGCTCGGCCGTTTGCTCGACGTAATCCTTGGCTGCCTGGGCGGCCGCGTTGGCGGCAACCGCCTCGTTCTTCGCCTGCTGTGCCAAGGCGATCTGCTGCTCGATGTCGTTGCCGGGCCAGGCCTCGGTGCGAAGCTTCCCATCGTCACGCTGGATCTCGTTGAGCCTGGAGATCGTCTGATTGATGCTTGCCTGCGCCTCGTTTAGCTCAAGGTCGATTTGCTGCCCGGGCTGCTGGGCGTCGGGCTGGGTCTGGCTAAAGCTCGTGAAATCGAACTGCCGCTCGTAGTTATCCGGAGGTTGACTGGGCACGATGACATGTTGGAGCCAATCAAGCCGGATGCAAGAGAACAACGTGTAGGAGAAAGTTTTTCAGCTCCGCGGATTTTCTCGAGCGGGCCGAGATAAAAATAATCTCCCGGAATTGGGGGGGTGGGGCGGGGTCGGGGTCGAGAGCGCCGGAAACGGGGGAAGCTCGCCCCGTTTAGCGCCTCGCCTTTCGCAACCTGGAGCGTCGCGGCGCTTGCGCCTTGCTAGGGCGCAATCCGGGCAGCGGGCATGCGCCACGCCTCCGGCGGGAAGGGCATGAATGCAGGGAAGGGCGAGCCCGCGGGGGAGATCTCCTGCCCCGCCCTGCCCCGTCCCCTAGGCGCGCACCGGCGAGCCCCTCGCGCGCGAGGCGACGCGCTGCAGCGGGCGGGCATGCGCCCCAGGGATTAAAGCGCCGGAGCCGTTGCAAGGTTTGCCCTTGCAATGCCCGCGGGCGCTTGCACGCTGGAAATGCCATGAAAAACAAACGCAATGCAACACCCCCCGCCGTCCTCACCCTGCTGCGCGAGCTCGCCGCCGCGGAAGACAAAGCCGGGTTCACAAAAAACGCCGCTGACCTGCGCGCCGTCGCGGCGCTTGTCTCCGCTTGGGACGCGGAGAGCCAAGGCGCTTTCAATGTTCCCGAGTGGAGCAATTGGGAAGACGAGCGCGGGCGCTTTTGGCCGCTTGGCGCTGTCGCGGTCAATTATGCCGCATGGAGCCGGGAAGAGGACGCCGACTGCAGCCAGGACGGGAAAGAGCAATTGGCTGACCTCGCTGACAGCATGCGCCGCACGCTGAACGCGCTCGACCGCCTCGCCCCGCGCCTCGCGCGCCGCGCCCCCTCCACCCGCTAAACCTTCCCCACATGAAAAACAAAATGCCCATTGAGCACGCGCGGCGCATGCTCTCCGACTGTCTCGAAAAGGGTTGCCTTGGCAAAGGCGACGCGGAGGCGCTGCGCGCCTTGCTCGCCGCCCTGGAGGAAGAGCTCAAGCGCTTTGACCTCCTGCGCCGCGCCGCGCTTTCCCTTGCGGGGGACGCTTGCGGCCTTGCCGCGGAGGTCGAGAGCATGGACGAAGCCGGGGTTTTCGGAGATTGCGACGCGGACGGCGACGCGGAGAGCGGGGAGCGCCGCAGCGCCTTGCTCGCCCTTTGCGACTCCATCGCCCTTGAGGCGGGCAAGGTGGACACTTACGCGGAAAGGGGGGACGCATGAGCACGCAGCGCACCCGCGAGGCGCTCGCCCTCGCCCGCCTGCTAGCCCGCCTAGCGTGGCGGCGGCAGGCCTTCGCCCTGTCCGCGCTGCTGTCGGCCTGCGCCGTCGCCGCCGGTGTCCTCGCCTTGCTGCAGGCGCTGGACGGCCTGGGCAGCGCGGCGGCCTGCAGCGCCGCGGCTGCAATCCTTTGCGCCGCTGCGGCGGCTGCCCTGGGGGTGCGGTCATGAGCGCCCTTGATGCCCTGCCCCCCGCCCTCCGCGCGCAATGCCCGCGGGGGCTCCCGGGGGAATTGCGGGAGCAATGGGCAAGCCTGCAGGCGGAGCGCCTGCGGGCGCTGCGCGAGCGGCGGAGCGTGCTTCCCGTGGCGGCGGAGCTCCGGGACTTTCACGCTTACATTTCCCGCATTGATTGGGAAGGGGAATGGGAAGACGGCTTTCGCGGCGACAGGGAGCCGGGGGAGGGCATGCGCTACCCCTAGCCCCAGGAGGGCAGGGGCTGGGGTTTGTGATCATCCAGCCCCCGCCCCGCAGGCTACCGCAACAGCGCCCCCCGCGGGCGCTTTTTTGCGCCCTTAAAAAACCCTTGCAACGCTCCGGCTACGGCCTTTGCTGCTGTTGCCATGCAACACCCTACCGCCCCCGCCCTGCCCGCCGTCCCCTCCCTGGGGGCTGCTGTTACTGTCCGTTTCCGTCCCCCCACAAATCACCGCGGCGCGCGCTGGAGCGCTACCCTGCGCCGCAACAGCAAGCTGACGCTGCGCGCTTCCGTTCCGTTTAATTACGGCGACAGCGCGAGCAACGGAGCCGACGAAGCCGCGCGCGCCTGCCTCGAGCGCTTTGCCGCTTTTTGCAATTCCGGACACTTCGCGCCTTCCGTCCCCGTTGCGTTTGAGCCCCGCGGGCGCTGCTCCATTGATGCGGACACTTACGCTTATTTTTTTGCCAACGCCTAATTTTCCCCGCCATGGACAAGCCCACAATAACACCCCAGGCGCTCGCGGTTTTTTACACCGCCGCCTTTATCAAAGGCCGGATTGAGCGCATCCGCTGCAACATGCGCAACCCCGCGCCCGCCCTCGCAGCTGACAAGGCGCGCCGCAAGGCCGCCCGCCGCGAGGCCGCCGCCGTCATTAACCTTTATCGCGCCGCGCTGCGGCTGCAGCGGAGCCGCTGAACATGAGCCGCCGCAACTTGATCCACCCCCGGCTTTCCCTGCTCTCGCTGATCAGCGACGCGGAAACGGGGGAGCCGCGCGCTTTCTTCTCCTGGAGCCCCTGCGACTGCTGCGGGGACACCTTTGGCGGCGAGCGCTACAGCGCCCGCGCGCTTTATGTGGACAAGCGCAGGCGCTCGCCCGCGCTGCGCCGCTGCACCTATTCCGTTTGCCCCTCCTGCCTCCAGCGCTGGAGCTGAACCCCTTTGCCATGACACTGAAAAAACACATGATCAAGGCCGGTTGGAGTTTCGGCGGCTACCGCAGCCCCGTGGCTCCTGGGGCTATCCTGCGCGCCATGTGCGCGGACGGGCGCGCGCGCTCCGCGACTGTAAGCGCCTATTGTGACACTTATTTCACCCTGCCCGCGCGCGTAAAGGTGCGCGGAAAGACTGTTTCCGGCTTCGTTTGGATAAACGAAACGGGCGAGGGGCAGCCGCTTTGCTTCACTCCGCAGGGCAAAAACGCGGGCGAGCTGCCCGCATGGAAGGGGGCGCGGTCATGAGCAAGCGCCCTTGCGCCCGGTTTGTCCGTCGCCTGCTGCGCATGGAAGGGGCGGGGATTGACGAGCTTGCCTCCCTCGCCTTCGACGCTGCCGCCATGGCTGCCCACAAGGGCGCATGGATCTCGGGCTACCGCCCCGCGGGCGGCAACACTTCCGTTGCGGTTGCGGAGATCCATGCGGAGCGCCGCGGGGAGCTGCGGCGGCTGTCGCCGTCCACCCTGGAGCGCGTCGCCTCGCTTGCGTGGCGCGCATGGAAGG